AGAGTTCCAGAGAACAATCGTTGGTTCAGCGGACTAACAGGTTGGATGACAGATTTCCAGAACAGAGTTCCAGAGAACAATCGTTGGTTTAGCGGACTAACAGGTTGGGTAACGTCATTGGGAGACTCAATTCCAATATCCGGAAAATGGTTCAGTGGAATCCTGGGATATGTAACAGCATTAGGAGATTCGATCCCTACATCTGGAAAATGGTTCAGTGGAATTTTAGGATATGTTAATCAGGTTCAGAAACAATCTGGAGTATCGCTAATTCTTTCAGGGATAACAGCATTTATTTCAAGCATAGTTTCAGGTACTAAAAAATCTACAGGCGGAGCCTTTTATGGTGGAAGATGGCATGATATACCACAGTTTAGCAGTGGAGGAGTTATTACAAAAGACTTCATGTCAAGCTTTAGCGCTATTCCACGATATGCAGGTGGTACTGTAAATGCAGGCTCAATGTTTATTGCAGGAGAAGCCGGACCAGAGCTTGTTGGACATGTAGGTGGCAGGACAGAGGTCTTAAACCAGTCACAACTTGCAAGTGTAATGCAGAGCGCCGTAGCGAGTGGAATGGAAGCAGTTATGGCACGTTACGGTGGAAATGGTGGAGGAAATGGAAATGTGACAGTTAATGTTGTTCTTCAGGGCGATGCAAAGAAGATCTTTGAGGTTGTCAAAAAAGAAAACAACAGCAGAGTCATACAGACAGGTAAGGCACAACTTTTAACGTAAAGGAGGGAAGCAATGCAATGGATGGCCCAGTAAAAACCGTAATCATAAGTGGATTGAAGCTGAAAGTTAAAGATCTGACGGTAACAGATAACATCATCTGGAGCCGCAATACGGGGCGAGTTGCGTCTGGTGATATGGAGGGTGACATCATAGCAAAGAAAATTAAGTTAAATATTGTGCTAGCACCTTTGGATGATAAAGAAGCAGTAGCTTTTGCTGCTGCAATAGAACCACCATTTTTTCCGATCACTTTCCGAAATCCGAAGTCCGGGAAAACAGAAACACTCAAATTTAATGTTGGAACACCGACATATCCAGTCTATTCGTATGCTGATGGACTGCCTAGATATGTTGGTGTTGCTGCAAATTTTATTGAAAAATGAGGTATCAAAATGAAGATGTCAAATAGGACACTGGTAAAAACAATCAATGGACTCTTATCGTTTAAAAACAATGGTGTAAGGAAGCCAATTAAGGCGATTTATGCAATCAACCGTAATATTGAAACACTGGATAAGGCTGCAATTCCTTTCCAAGAATCAAGAAATGAATTGATTGAAAAGTACTGCGATAAAAAGAAAAATGGTGACATTGTGCCAAAAAAAGGAATGGAGCAAAACCTAGAATCAGAGTTGGGTGAATTACTGGATGGAATTGAAGTTGACGTAGACATTTACAAGATTCCAATTAGTGTGGTTGAGAATATAGAAGCATCAGAGCTTGAATTTGAAGCAATTAGCATGATGCTTGAGGAAAGCGAGGCGGAAAAAGCATGACATATGATTACACAGTGAAACAAGATGGACAATTTTATAAACCAGGTCAAGAAGTGCCAGATATGGGTACATTGGTATGTACGTCTGCGCAAGGCAATGTACGCAGTTATGAGGGACTTGTTAAGGATGTTGACAAACTACCCACGTATGTTGCGACAGGCAGCTCTTTCAACGGCAACTTGGAACAAGATTTAAGGAGTAAATATGAAACCAGAAGACGTCATTGGTATTTTAAATCGTAAGGTTCAGAACGCAACTGTAACGGAAGATCAAATTGATGCGGCTGTTGAAAAGTATCATAAGACTCATCCGTTGGAAACTGACAAAACACTCACTGTTCCTGGTGCTTTTGCGGATGCAAAGGCGGTTGGAGATGGATTGAACAAAAAAGTAGCAGGAAAAGGAATGACTTTGTACTATGACACAGAAAAACAGTGCGCAGCCATTAAATTTGATGAACAAGGTTAGGTGATCATTATGGGATTATGGACGGAATATAAGAAAAAAACGGCTGTAAAATCCACAGATACCTTCCTTGTGTATGACAGCACAGAAGGCGTAATGCAGGTTGATGGATCAAATGTAAAAGAATCCTTTAGAGGTGCTACAGATACCACATTGTCGCAAGCAGACACACCAGCTGATGCAAAAGCAGTTGGGGATAGATTCGCAAAGGTTGAAAAGAAGAATACAGAACAGGACACAGTGCTAAAAACAAAGGCCGATGGTACTGGCATAGAATTTTTCTTCGACTCAGCCAAAGGGTGCTTGGCTGCAAGGATAACAAAGTAGAGGAGGAAGGTGTATGGCTGGCAAAATAATATATCTTGCAAATTGGGAAGATGTGGAAAAATTAAAGGCTGCATCAAAAACTCAAGAAACTAATATAGCGGATTTAACAAAGGAACTTGCAAAGAAAGCAAATGGTCAGGGAATCACTTTGAGTATAAATGAAAGTGGTGGACTGAGAGTAATGTATGACGATGGAAAGTGAGGATAAAAAATGGCAGCAGTGGCAGTAGATGTGGCAATGGAGTCAACATCACAAGAGATTTTAAATCTTTTAAAAACGGTAAAAACACTAGTAACAGATGTTTCGAAATTTGATTGGAAGAATTTCTGGGAACAAACAGCAACAGACGAGGTGTTTTCAACAAAGTTTTATTACTACGAGACAAGTACCAGTCCAAACGGTGAAAAGATGAATGCATCAGCTGGATTAACAGCCGTACCTTCAACGGAAACTGTAAAGGGGCAGGATGATTTTGCAAATCATAGTGCTTTTCAGACAATTGATTGTAATTTTGTAATTGACGAGCAGGAGAATAAGACCCCAGTAGCAATTAAAGGTGGTAACGGATATTCTGACATTGGAAAAGTAGATGTTGGAGTTATGGTTCCTTTAACTTATTGGGGCATTCAGAAATTTGACACATATTATATTGTGCATTTTGCAACGAAGCCACATCCTGAATTGGAGTGCACAACAGTTACACCATGGTGTAATAAAGAACTCGGTTATGGTATTTTGACAAAATACTATGCAGGACAAATTGATGGAATTTTATATTCATCATCTGGAAATGCAATTTATAACTTTGTTTCAGCCCAGTCCGGAAATACTGAGCTGCAAAAGAAAGGAACAGGATATCATGGCTCTGGATCAGAGCGAACGGCATATCTGCTGTGTATGCTATGGATGAAGTATGCGACAAAAAATAGTCAGAAAGTCTTTCAAGGATGTGCTTCATATAGTGTGCAAACTAAAGTTGCACAGACTGGAGAAAAAGTTAATTATGTTGTAATTCCAACAGCGCAGGCAAATAGCTTTTATGTTGGTGCGACAGTATCCATCGGAGATGCAACTGGCCACACAGACAATCTGGATCGTGGACAGGCATACATGCGAAATATCGCAGATAAAGTCAAAATAACAGCTATCGAAGCAATATCTGGAACAGATAACAGTAGAGTATATGTCGGTAAGCAAAATATGACAATTACAGAAGATACATATATATCATCAATGCCATTACATGCAGGGCAAACCGACAAGGTGCTTGGAGTGGATGGATATATCAAGAATGATGGTAAACATGCATTCAAACTTGGCGGTATTGAAGATATGGTTGGTGCATATTATATCTCAATGAACGAGCTGTGGAACAAGACCACAGCAACAACAGTTGACTACTACGTTAGAGGAACTGCTGCATGGTCAAGCACTGCCACGAACTGGACAAAAATCGCAACTGTAGATCTTGAAACAACTGATGATTTTTGGATTGGCGACATTGATATAGACTTGTCTGCAGGTGTTATATGGTTCAAGAGCAAGGGTTCAGGAGATTCGGTCGGTGTTGGCGACAGACAATATAATGGTGGTGATGGAACAGGTTGGCGCGAAGCGCTAAGGCGCGGCCTTCTCTGGCACTGGTCGGGTGCCGGATTCTCCTGCGCGAATCTCTGGGGCGGCGTGGCGTCTGCGCTCTGGTACTACGCTCTCTGCGTTTAATTCCGAACCTTTTAGGGGTGAATTTTGCGTAAGCAAAAGAGGGGGCTGCCCCTCTAAATAGTATACAGAAATAATTTTAAAATAGGACTTGTCACACACGGGCGCGGCAATCTCAGGAACAGGTCGAATGCCGGATTCTCCTACGCGAATCTCAGGAACGACGTGACGAATGCGAACTGGAACTACGCTCTCTGCTTTTATATGTCTGACGGGACAAAATAGTACGTTGGTACTTAGTGTGGCATTTCGCGGATGTAATTCCGTTGTTGTGTAAGCAGCACTTAAATAGGCAACAAAAAGGGAATCGGAACGCCGACGGGCATTCCGATAACTTATGTGAAAGACATAGGTTGGGGCTAGTAGACATCCGAACGTCCCTCGGAATTTAAACGATATTTACAAAAAAAGGATAAAAAAATACTTGAAACGTTGTTGTAAAAGAATAGATATAACTAACAGAATATTGGTTGAACGAGCAGTAAGAGATTGCATAAGTGGAAAGATGAACCGAGGGGACACTATAAGAATGTTCTCAGAGTACTCAAAGTTGCCATGTGAAATCATAAAAAAGATCTGCAAAGAACACTTCATGATGGAAGGATTGATCAATACTGTTATAGATGGTATACAACAAGAGATTATCGAAAAGAAATATATTGTAAAGCCAATTCGTTATAGATACCAAGTTGATAAGTGTAACGGAAAGGTTAGAAAGATAGGAATACAAGATGTAAAGCAACAGATATACGACTATATAGCTGTATATGCAATGGAAGAATTATTCCGAAAGAAAATAGGCTTTTACCAATGTGGAGCATTAAAGAACAAGGGATGCGAATTTGGCGCAAAAGCGATTAAGAAATGGGTAGACAACCATGATATAAGATGGGGATGGCAAGCAGATATCAGGCATTATTACGAAACCATACCTAAAGGTAAATTAAAAGAACTACTAAGGCGAGATGTAGATAACGACAATGTTATACATCTCGTTTTCTTCTTAATTGATTCATTTGAGGGTGGATTATCAATCGGTTCATACCTTAGCCAATATCTTGCGAATTACTACATGTCATATGCATGTCATTATGTTAATGAGCAGGTATGCAAATTAAGAAAACATAGGAACGGAGCTGCTAATCGTGTCAATCTTGTATCTCATGCTTTGTTTCAAATGGACGATATACTAATCGTTTCGAAAAGCTTGAAGGATTTAAAAATGGCAGTAAAAAGATTTTCAAGTTATGTTTCAGATTTTTTAGGGCTAGAAATTAAGGAAACATCAAAATTGATTGATCTGAGTGTTACATACATTGATATTTTAGGAAGAAAAATATCAAGAAGAAGTCTTACTGTACGCTCATCAAATTTTTTGAGATTTAGAAGGACTGCAAAGAAGGTAAGAAAAAGAGTCCACCAAAAGAAAGAAGTGCCACTATCATTGGCTAAAAGCTATATCGGGCGTTATGGAGCTATTAAACATTCAAACACACAACGTTTTCAACAAAAGTATCATGTCTCGGAAGATATAAAGAGATGTAAAGAAATTGTATCCACTCATGAGAGGAGATTAAACAATTATGGAAAAGATGAGATTTACGCTGCCGCAGTTAAGTGCAGCATTCTATCCGCTTGAAAAAGGAATGGATGTAGTTATTTGTACAGATGAGCAGAAGGTTACAGTTGATAGCCCAGAAAATGGCAGTGAGATAATGTACGAGTATAACGGCAATATATTCAGGACGTTTAAGCTGACGCAAGAGGAGATTATTCAGGCTCCAGAGCAATATCTTGATTACGAAGGCGATACAGAGCCAAGCGAAGAAATGACAAGATACGCAACAGAAATGATAGATGCATATACCTTGCAGCTGATCGAGGAAGGAGTACTGGCATGAGAAGTTTGGTAGAGAGTTTAAAAAGACTGTACAAAAGTGGAAAAGTGTCGGCAGAAAAGATTAAAGGAATGAAGATTCTCACAGAAGAAGAAAAAAGATACATCCTCGGAGAATAAAAAATAAAGCAAATATCTAGCACGGAGTATACCGTGCTAGAGAAAGGAAATCGTCATGTATCAGGTATCAGAAGCATTAGATAAAGTTATATCAGGCAGCGGAAGAACGTTCTACGCAAGGCTAAACGAAATATCAGAAGGAATCCAAGAGATAGTGCAAACAAATTTTTCAACCCCTGATAGCTATTTTTATGTGGGTGGAGCTACAGCTTCCAAAATAGAAGTATCTATGTTTACAAAGTCGCAAGATTTTGTAAAAGGTACGGAAGTAAAACTTGAAATAGGAGCAACAGCTGATGGCACTATAGAATGGATACCAATGGGGTATTTTACGATAAAAGAGCAAAAAAAAGACCGAAATCTGCTTACTTTTACAGCATATGACAGGCTAGAGTCAAAGTTAGCTAAAGCATATAAAAGCAAAATTACAAAGTATCCAGCAGAAAGCAAAGATTTTTTAACTGATATAAGCGAACAGACAGGTGTTGAGTTTGACACAAGCAAATTATCTGATAACCTGATGATAGATAAAATATTGACGGTTAACGACCAGTCGGGAGAAAAAACATACAAAGAGCCGTTTGACGGTTTTACGATGCAACAGGTGGTTGGATACATCGCACAACTCCATGGTACATTTGCTATATGCGATAGAAACGGAAAAGTAACGTTTAGATGGTATGAAGCGTTAGCAACTGATCACCCAGGAAAGATAGGTGATACAGCAGGTAGCTATTTAGAAGACCAAAACTTATCATTTATCTATAATACAATCGAATTTTTAAAAGAATCACACACATATCTAATTAAGACCAATAGATATTTTGATGATCTGCTACAATCAGAAACGATGTGTCAAATTTCAGGCATCAGCTGTGATACAGAGAACAATCATTATGAATCAGGAACAAATATAAATACAAATTTAAGCAATCCAGTAATGACACAGGAATGGCTCGATAAAATCCTTGAAAAAATAAAGGATACGAGGTATTATCCAGTGTCATTTTCGTTTATGGGAGATCCGAGACTTGACGTAGGTGATGTCGTTACAATAGTTGATGCTAAAAATAATCTTATAGATGTTCCAGTGATGCAGCACACCATTACATTTGATGGTGGCTTACTGTCAGAAGTGGCATCCTATGGATTTGAAGAAAAAGAGGTGAAAAGTCCATCTGAAATAGCGTTGCAACGAGTTAAAGATGATATTCTTAGCCTTCAGGAAATTACGGCAAAAAAAGCCACATTTAACCAATTAAATGCTGTAGATGCAAAGATCACGAACTTGCAGGCAAGCACAATCACGGTAAATGATGCAAATATATTATTTGCCAGACTTGATAAAGCAAATATTCAGCAGGGTTGGATAACAAGTGTAATGATTGGTGATGCGCAAATTACCAATGCGAAAATTCAGGATATGTCTGCTGATAAAATAACAGCAGGCGTTATAGATGCCTCAGAGGTCTCTATCATCAATTTAGATGCTGCCAGTATCACCACAGGCACTATTACTGGACTAGATGCATTTTTTAATAAAACCTTTAAGGTGATTAGCCCAACGTCTGATACAGAAGAATTTATAATTAGTGCAACATCAGAAAGCGTTATGATTGGTACAAGAATGAAATCTGGTGAATTATATCTGCACAAAGCAATGATAAGCATTGGCGATGAAGATTTGGCTATAACAACAAAAGGCTATTTACGTTTAACCGGTTCACAACACTTAAGCCTTACATCAGCGAATGATATAGTGTTATTTCCTGGTGTGTCAAATGATGATAAAAATGTATACATTAACGATGGCTCGACCAACAACGCAATATTGCATGTTGGAAACTTTGAAAATTTAATAACAACAGTTGAAAATTCCAGAAACTCAAAAAAATTGAGCGGAATGGAAATAGTTGATTCCTCAAAGAATATTTCGAACGCAATTCCGTGGATTGACCAGACTGGTGTGATGGAAATTGGAAAATATTTGGATTTCCATGAGTGGAACGCAGATACTACTGACTTCAGCACCAGGTTGGAAGTTTTTGAAAAATCGTTACGAATAACCGCAGGAATAACTACTGCGCTAGACCTTAATGGAGTTGGGAATGCATCATATATAAAATTTAGTGGAAGTGGAACAACGCTAGGATGGATTGGCTTAAACAGGAAAGATGGATCACTGATGTTGTACGACAGCAGCGAAAAAGAATATCGCATATTAGACGAGACATCTATATCGTTTGGAACTGCAGAGCCGATTAGCGATGGAAGAAAAGGCGATATCTATGTTCAGACATCTGATAGTGGAAATGGATGGAAAAAAGCTGTTGCAATCTATTATTATTCCAACTGAAATGATAGGGAACACCCTATCATTTCAAATTATTAAGATAAGAATCTTTTCTCTCGCAAACAGATTGCTTTGCTTGCTGTATTGATTCTTCTAAATGTTTCAAGTCAGGCTCTATAAAAGCGTCTTTAACCTCGCCACGTGCCTGCCGAATCAGAAAATTGTCGAGATATGCTTGAGCTGACGTTATACGGTCAGCAAGCGGCAATTTGTTTAATGCCGTAAGCATATCAAGTTGTGCGCGCCAATCAGACCCAGTATCACAAAAGACATTGTAATACAGACGTTTCAGATACTCAACGTCTTCGCGCTTTAAGTATTCCTGCAGAGCAGACAGTGTCTCACTATCTTTTTTAGGGCGATAAATACGCTCGTATTTGTTAGGATCATAGATAGCCATAAGACATTTTTCCACATCGACACCACATCTGTCAAACCACTCTAGCAGCGCTGGGAAGTCTGGCGCACCAAGACCATTCTCCCAGTTTTTTATTGTTCCTACACTCTTTCCAAGTGCTTTTGCTAAATCCATTTGTGACAATCCTGCGCTTTTGCGCACATAAATAATGACTTTTACAAGCCGTTCAGTATCAGCTACTCGATTTCTCATGTCAAAAACCACCCTTCATATTCGTTCAAAATGTCATTTTTACAATAAATTGTACTTTAGCAAAAACAAAAAGTATAATTTATTGGCTACATCAAACAAAAGGTAAAGTCAAAGTTTTCTGGCACTTGAAAGTTTGGAAAATAGCCAAAAAACTTTGACCGAAAAAAATGTGAACAAAGTCAATACAATTGTAGTCACCAGTGCTATTATCTATACCATAGCAGAAAAGAGAAAGGAGGCTACTAATGATGACAGTTTACAACTGCAAAGTAACAGAGTCAATGGTTAATTTTGCCATTATTCATGGCAAATTACTAGACAATTTTACAACATTAGACTGCTTGGAGAGTGATTTTTGTTCAAACACCATCGAGACAAGCCGCCTGAGCGGAGTAAAGGATGAAATACCAATCGCTGTTGCAAAGGATAGAATCGGAGCTTTAAAGCGTCAGGATGAAGTGACAGTGATTGGAGAATGGCGAAGCAAGAATTATTACACCAGTGACGGCAAAAGACATGTACAGCAGTACTTTTTAGTTCGCGAAATCAAAGTAGAAAGTGGGGAACATCGAAACCAAATTGCATTGACTGGGTATTTATGCAGCAAACCGATATATCGCACAACACCATTAAAAAAGGAGTTATGTGAGCTTATAGTTGCTGTAAATCGTCCATATGGCAAGAGCGATTATTTACATTGTATTGCTTGGAATCAGCTTGCCCGAAAGGCATCAAATTTAAAGGTCGGAGACAAGATTAGGCTGTCTGGAAGAATCCAGAGCAGAACGTATATCAAAAGAGAACATGAAACAGAAATGGTTAAAGTTGCATACGAGATTTCTGTGGATACATTTGCAAAGGAAAGGTGATTATATGTGTGATGTGGTTAGACGTTTTTTAGACAGTATCGTGGAATTAAAAGGTAATGAATATGTAAAAAGAGCGATTACATATATATCTACATTTATTCCGGAAGAAAAACGTAACGAAATGGAATTGCTTGATTTTTTATATCAGTTAACAGATAGAGATGACGTAAAGAAATATCGCTGTGAGCTGATCGCGCAGGCAATGACGAGAGAATAGAAGAAGAAGAAAGAGAGGGCAATGAATGGCAGAAAGCAGAAGCGAAAAGGATATTGATGCGGATGTTAAAGAAGCAATGAAGAAGTACTACAAGAAAAAAATCAGAGAGCTCTTGAGGAATGAGGAAAGACTAAGCACACTCAGAGTTGTCTATTATATCTTGACAAAATAAAAAGAGGGCATCCAGTAATGGGTGTCCTCTTAATGTTTTACTGGGCTGAAACAATTTTATCATTCTGCTCTAAGATATCAGATGCATCTTTCCATGCATAGTTAATCTGGATTGTGCTTGGAGCGGCAGCATCCTTACCATAATCGCAAGAGTGGATTGATAAGATGCAGGTCTTTGTTTCCCAAATAGTAAAATGACCATCATAGAGATTAAATATAAATGAGCCGCCCTTAGTTGAGAAAGAATCTTCGTCATAATCCTGTGAAGGTTCGCCATAAGTAGCTGTTAATTGCTCTTTTAAATCATTTGCCATTGGGCTAACATCATTTGTATTAAATTCGTATGTAACACCGTACAGCATAGCATTTGCCACATTATAGTCAATTACACCGTCTACTGAAGGGCAAACAAAATACGCATATACAGAAGATGTTGTATATCCAAAGGCTGGCTGCTGATAGTTTGAAGCGAAAGCACTTGCCATAAAACCAGTCGAATCATAGTCAACACCAGTAATTCCACCATAGATAATATCATTAACTGAATAGACAGGAAGCGCCTGATCTATAGATGCTTGGAGGTTAAGTTCTGGTGTTAAGCTCTGCACACTCGCAAAATTTGTTCCCCAAGGGATATCCTTGAACAGTATATCACCGTCTGGGAGTTCTGCCTCGGTTTCTGCCTCAGAACTCTCTTCCTCATCACCCTCAAGCAATTCATTATATAGTTTAAGAAGATCGTTGTAGTCTTTGAGCAATTCATTATACTTTGCTTCATAATCAATAGTTTCTGCTTCTGTCTCCACTTCGCTTTCTGCAAATACTGGCACTGCTTGCAATGCCATACAACTACACAGTACAGCTACAAATCTCTTTTTCATGTCCTTTTCTTCCTTTCTTTTTGTGCTTGTGTTGCACTATGTAAATAGTATAAACAGGTTTTGACAAAATAGCAACTAGAAATTCACCTTGCATGTAAAACAAATGGGTATCCGCATTACGGATACCCACTGTCTGGTTAATTAGTTTTGTTTGTCATTGGTGCCTGGCGGAAAGATGATATCTTTTCCTGCAAGAAGAGTATCAAGCACTTGTTCCAATTTCTCCCAGTCTGAATCCTTCATTTGCGCAAGATAAAGGATTAAACGTTTTTTGAAATTTTCGTCACCTGCTATTGCAAGCGTGCCAAGAAATGATTCAATTTCTTCTGATGGTGTAATGTCCTTAAACATATTGCCTTCTCCAGTAAGGAGCCAAGTTTCATTGACAGCATATTCCTTGCAAATGTTTGTGATAACAGGATTTGAAGGAACAATTCTTCCACTTTCATATTGAGCTATCGTATTACGCGCAACACCAATTTTAGAACCAAATTCCTCTTGCGTCATTCCAAGCTCCTGTCTTAATAATTTAAATCTTGTTTTCATTGTATTTTTCACCTCCTTTCACTTTGCATTGTACCACATAACAATAAAGAAGTCAAATAAAAAAGTCTGTAAAACAACAAAAAATATAATAAAAACAACAAAAAAGGTCTTGACAATGTAAAGTTAAAGACGTATACTGTTCTTAGAAACAACAAACAAGCACATTGAAAACTAAACAGAAAGGAGTCGAAACATGGAACTCTTGAGAATTAACTACGAGTCAGAGCAGCCGACTGTATCGGCAAGAGAACTGCATGAGGGACTTGAGATCAAGACAGCCTTTAAAGACTGGTTTCCACGGATGACAGCATATGGATTTGAGAAAAATCAAGACTTTATATTGGTCGCTCAAAAAAGAGCGACCAATAATCCAAAGAATCCTATAACAACTTACAATGATTATCAAATCTCCATCGACATGGCAAAGCAGATCTGTATGATTCAGCGTACCGAAAAGGGCAAGCAGTACCGCCAGTACTTCATTGATCTTGAAAAGGCATGGAATACACCAGAACAGGTGATGGCAAGAGCCTTAAAGATTGCCAACAACGAGATTGATAAGCTCAAGGCAGAGAACAAGGTACTGATTGCAGACACAGAACGCATGAAGCCTAAAGAAATCTTTGCGGATGCAGTGGAGTCTAGCAGGACCTCAATTCTGATCGGAGATATGGCAAAACTGATTTGCCAGAATGGCCATGAGATCGGGCAAAACAGACTCTTTGAGTGGATGCGCCAAAATGACTATCTGATTAAAAGTGGCGGAAGTAAAAATATGCCGACACAGAAGGCGATGGAACAGAAACTCTTTGAAGTTAAGGAGCGTACCGTTGTGAATCCAGACGGAAGCGTCAGAATCACAAGAACAACGCTTGTAACTGGAAAAGGGCAAATCCATTTTATTAACAAGTTCGCCAGGATGAAGGCAGAAATGATAGCAGAAATTACATAAGAGAGGAACAAACAATGTTTGACATTAACAAGTTTGTAGTACTTAAAGATTGCATGTACTACGAGGGAATGCATAAGTATTACATATTCCAGTTTGATAGTGCATACACACTACTTGCTGACACAAACAGAGCAATCTTGTACAAAGCAGAAAGCTTTGCTGACATGATTAGCTACATTGAAAGAACGGAAACATGTAGAAAGGAGGTGCAGGCGTGATGACAGATAAAAAGGAAAAGCCTAAGACATACCGTTTTTTGACAGAGCAGAAAAAGCGCACTTTGAAGAAGTTGAGCGAAGTGACAAATAGCTGCTCCAGTATCCAGAATAACTATTTGCTTGGCTGGATCGAAAACACGGTCACAACATCGTAAGCAAAAAAGAAAAGTTGCAAATATAAATTAAGAGAGGTGATAAAAGATGTTCTGGATGACTAAAAAGATGCCAGATAAGACCGCAGGCTATCTGCTGTGTACAATTAGATGGGGTGAGACTAGACTTACCCATGAGTATTATTGGGGACCAGACCCAAAGAACAGATTTAGATGGTGGGTTTCGAAAGAAGCTTGCCAGGCAAATTTGCCGGACGGTGGATTTGAAGATTCTGGCTATGAAATCGTGGCTTGGGCTAGAATGCCTGAGCCATACAGAAAGGAAATGTATGAATCTAAGAGAAATATTGCCGCATTTGAGCGGAGAAATGAGCAAAGACACGGAGCTGCTGAAAGAAACAGCAAAGCAGGGCGACATTGTTGTGCTGAATGTAAAAATGCCAGATGGAACACCAACAACAGTAAGCGCGGCGATTAAAGCGAAGTACCCACACGTGGTACATATGCAGTATCAAACCGCAAGGGGATATACCGTAAACACATCGTTTGCTTGGAAGAAGCTGTTAATGATAATGCTAAATCCAAACAGTATTGAAGATAATGAAGAAGGAGAGTGATCAACAATTTTTATTTACCATGGGGAAAGCAAAAAGCAATTGCTTGAAACAGCAACACGGCTGCTTCCATGTTTAACAGAAGAACAGCTTGCTTACATTATTGGAATGGAGCAGGCAGAGGAATATAAAGAAAAGGAAGGAGCAAAAGAAAATGATAAATCTGTACTTTGATGCGGAATTTACAGGGTTGCATAAAGACACAACCCTAATAAGTATCGGAATTGTATCTGCAAGCGGTGAATCATTTTACGCAGAACTTAATGATTTTGCAAATTATCAGATCTCACCTTGGATTGAGGAAAACGTATTGTCAAATACAGTGGTAAAGGGCGAGAACAAGGAGCTTGCAGAGCTGCTAGACAAGGAAAACACCGTATTTGTGGTTGGCAGCAAATATGAGGTACGAGAATCACTTCTTGGATGGCTTGAGCATTTTGAGAGCGATATTCAATTTATGTCAGATGTATCTCATTACGATTTTGTTTTACTGGTTGATCTTCTGGCAAGTTCCGCATTGGAGCTTCCTAATTACATATCAGCAAGTTGCCACGACATCAATCAGGACATTGCAAGGGTGCTAAGAATTTCTGAAAAGGAAGCTTTTGATTTATCACGCGAACAACTCTTAACAAAGCTGGGGAAGCCACTTCCCAAAGGAGTAAAGCACAATGCGTTGTATGATGCCAAGATCATTCAGGCGATTTATCGCCAGTTACAATAAGCCTATGAAGTTAACAGAGGAGCAGCGGTTAGAACTGATTGGGCATGTCTACAGAAGAGTGGATGCAATAGTGCCAAGGACTGGAAGGACGGCAACAGAAATTAAAAGAGCTAGGCAGAAAGCCATGAAAGGGTTGATCCAGAGCTTTTCAGATGAATTTGGCGTAAGGGCAGAGCACTTATGGAAGCAAAATGAAACATTGAAATTTAGAGGATGCAGCTTATATGACTTGCACAAGTTCATAGACTGTTACAATCCACCAGAGAAGAAAAGAAAGGAGAAAGCAAATGGTTGTAGTGAACAGCGGAGAAAGTTACCTCGGCGCAGAAATCCGCGGATGGTGCAGCCACTCAAAAGAGCAGGATGCAGCAGTAGTAAATGCAAAGTACTATAACGGTTTCAGAGAGCCGAATGATGGAGCGTTCTACTTTGTTGAAAAAGACGGGGAAAACATTTCAAAATATAGAGTTGTGCGTGATTTGGTCAAGTCACCACGACTATAAGAAAGGAGACAAACATGAGTAAAGAACTTGAAGCTGCAAGGGCATTAGTAAAAATGCTTGAAGAAAGAGAGCAGAGTAACAAGGTTAAACTGGAAAGCTTAAAAGCCGGAGAAACATTTTGTATTGGAGAGAATGATTATATTGTCCTCGAACAACGCGAAGGAAAAACCAAGGTTATCTCGAAGGATTTTATAGCAGAAGACAGAAAATTTGCAGATGATACAGCGGATTACAAAACATCTGGACTTAGAAAATACATCGAAGCTGAAATCCAGCCAACTATTGAAAATGAAGTTGGAGCAGAGAATCTTGTGGAACACAGAGTTAGCCTTGAGACAGTAGATGGTCAGGATAATTACGGAGAGCTGACTTGTAAGGTTCGCCCGATCACTTTTGACGAGGCTCGACAGTATAACAACTTGATTGTTAATAAGGATTTGAATGATTGGTGGTGGACTTGTACAGCGTGGACTAGTCCAAACCGTGAATACAATCGTTCAATGGCCGTTGTTCTTCCGTCCGGCCGCGTCAGCAACGGCAGTTGCAGCAGCTGCGACGGTGTTCGCCCAGTTTGTATCTTAAAATCTAACATCTTTGTATCGAAAGGAAAATAAATGGCTGAATTAACATTAGAAGCGTTGCAACAACAGTTCAATGATCTAAAGAAAAGAGTAAGCATCTTAGAAGGCAATTCAAAAAGAAAAATTGATGTTGAGCCTAAAGCAGGCAATCAGTTCAAACTTGCAGGGCTAAAATGGAAAATCATTGATGTTCTTGATTTGGGCTGCATGTGCCTTGCAGAAAGATCAGAGTCAACGAGATTTGATCCAGACATAAATGACTGGAGAATCAGTGAACTGCGTCAGCATCTGAATGGTGATCTTCTCAGAAAATTAGAAAATGAAATTGGAGAGGAGAACATTATTAAATTTGAAAGAGATTTGCTATCTGTTGATGGGCAGAATCAATACAGAGCATGTAAAGACAAGGTCTCGCTGCTCACTCTTGACGAATACAGAAAATATAGAAGTCTGATTCCAAATGAAGAGTATTATTGGTGGTTACTTACTCCGTGGAGTACAGGATGCAATGGATATTCTTTAGGGGTGTCCGTTGTTCTTCCGTCCGGCGGCATCGGCAACGGCAATTGCGGCAACGGCCGCGGTGTTCGCCCGGTTTGTATCTTTTCTCCTTCAATCTTTGAATCTAAGGAGAAGTAATTAAGTGGCAGAAGAACTCAGGGTTATTCTTAAAGCAAAAGAGCTGGCAAAGCATACTTTAATAATAACTTCTAATTGTAACCGTTATCCGAAAAATATAGGTTCTCACTCGTAGATAAAATGCAAAATAAAGCACTTGAAATTTATGAGCATTTATACGAAGCGAACCGAACAGATTTGAGACTTTATCCTAAAGAGCGATCAGAACTCCAGACAAAAGCAATAACAAAATCTGATGAGTTATTGTTCTATATTGAATTGTCAATGGAATTGAACATCATCAACAATAAAAGTACAGAATATTGGTCGAAGATGGTTTCAGATATAAAGCATATGGCAATTGCCTGGAGGACTAAAGACAAAGAAAGATAATAAAATTAGGTTATTTGCTGTTAAGACCGTTGTTCTTCCGTCCGGCAACATCAACAACAACAATTGCAACAACAGCAACGGTGTTCGCCCATTCTGTGTCAAACAGGCCGTCAGAGTAGGCATTAAGCCGAAATCAGCAAAAGATACAAAAAAGCAAATGACCTTTCCGAAGAGGATAAATACAAAGGAATTTTTACTATGGATAAAGATCTTATATGCGATTTTCAAAATTTATACAAAGCATACCGAAAAACAAAATCTGGCAAGAAATTTAATGGAAGTTGTGCGAGATTTCAAACAATGAGTCTTGAAGGGCTTCACATATTGAAAGAACAGCTTGAGAATCAGACGTACAGTATGAACCCGTATAACAAATTCAAAATATATGAGCCGAAAGAGCGAGAAATCAAGTCCTGCGCTTTTAAAGACAAAGTGGTTCAGAATTGTCTGTGTTATACCGTTCTTAGACCAAGGCTACAGTCTCAATTTATTCGAACCAATTATGCAGGCCAGATAGATAAAGGTACTCATTTTGGAATGGATTGCTTGAAAGAACAGATGCTAAGCTTTTACGAAGAATATGGAACAAATGGATGGATTTTAAAGTGCGATATACGAAAATTCTTTTACACCATAGAACATGATCCGGTGAAGGATATAGTAGATTATTATTTCTACGACGAATATACAGTATGGTTAAATCATTTGTTTATTGATAGTGTTGAAAGCCCAGGTCTTCCACTCGGAAATCCTGTTGCACTAATGTATGCGCTTCTTATGCTTGATGGACTTGACCATTTTGTAACTGGTGAGCTTGGAATAGATAAATATGGGCGCTATTCAGATGACTTTTATTTGATATGTTCAAGCAGAAGTTACGCAAAGTGGTGCAAAGAAGTTGTAGAAGCTTTTGTTAGTACCCTTGGCCTATCGTTAAATGGGAAGACACAAATAGTTCCATTCCGTAAGGGAATTTCGTTTTTGGGATTCCATCATTACGTAACAGAAGACGGAAAGTACATCAGGAAAATAAAAGGCGAAAATAAGCGTAAAATCAAGAAGAAATTGAGTAACTGGGCAAAAGCTGTGAAGGCAGGGAAGATGACGTTGACAGAGTTTTATACAAAATATAACGCATGGAAAAATCATGCACTTCACGGGAATTGCAAGAAATTATGCCATTCTATGGACCTTTACGTAGAAGAATTGTTGAAAGGAGTGAGCCAATGAATTATGTAAAAGCCCGATACGAGGGCAGTAAAAGAAGCTATTGCTTTGCAGCAGAGGAAGATTTAAAGCCCGGAGACGAAGCAGTAACTCCAAACGGCACAAAAGTCACAGTAGTAGACGAGCCAGTAGACCTTTCATGGATAGAAGCCTATGGAAGAAGCAATATCAAGACACTTAAAAGAGTGCCAGAAAACAATAAAATTGAACAAGGAGAATAATTATGAGTGAGAGATTTGAGATGTGTGCTGGAGAACGTATAGGAATGATTGTTATTAAAGACAATCAAACCAAAGAAACAGGATTGGGATTTTTCAAAAGTAGAGATGATCTTAGTTTTTTGGAAGCGCTCAGAGACGCTGCGCAGGAATTACTAGATGTATTAAAGGCTGACAAGAATAATGACACAGGCAGTGCAGAGGACACAGAGCCGGAGCAGGAAGAGAAAAAACAGCCAGTTCCTTACAATGGCACAGTCGAAGTTGTAAAAGGTGATGACAAGCTTTTCCCGACAGGGTTGAAGTTTAAAGTGGTACAAGGCAAAATATCATATTTTTCAGGTGATTTAGCAAAAGACACTATCGCACTCGTGATGTTTAGCAGTTTTACACTTAAATCATTTAAGGAATTGAGTGAGTTATTAAACAAGATAGATATCAAGGTCAAGGAAGTCAAGGAGGACAAGGAATAATGGCGGATACAGCAATTGTAGAGAGTGGAAAGCAGGCTGTGCAGCAGTCAACAAAGAGAGTAACCGATTATAGTCTTGGAATTTTTGGAACAAGCGATAATTTCATTATGGCTATGCAGATGGCAAAGGCACTGGCTGAATCCACAATTGTTCCGGCTATATATCAGAAGAATCCATCAAACTGTTTAATCGCCATTGAAATGGCGCAACGAATGGGCGCGAGTGCAATGATGGTTATGCAGAATTTATATCCTATTCAGGGTAGACCGTCTTGGAGTTCACAGTTTCTTATTGCAAGAATTAACAACAGCCACAAATTCGACATGGAGCTACAGTACGAGGAAACAAAAGACAAAGACGGAAAGCCTTTTTCTTGTACCGCCTGGACTACCAAAGACGGCAGACGAGTTGATGGTATGACAGTTGACATGCAAATGGCAAAGGATGAAGGATGGATTGCAAAGAACGGTAGTAAGTGGAAAACAATGCCACAGCTCATGCTTAGATATCGTGCTGCTTCATTTTTTTCAAGACTTAATTGTCCAGAAGTTGCAATGGGACTTTATACAAAAGAGGAAGCAGAGGACAATGATTTTGAAGAAAACACAAGTGAAAGTTTGCAGGAACAGATGGAGAAAGATATTTCAGAAAATGCAAATTCACAGGTATTTGAAGAACCAAATGAGCAGAATAAGGAAGCAAACAAAGATGCTTTGCCACCTTTTATGCCTGCCTGATCGGGAGATAGCCTATGGATGAGATTAAATGGAGAATAGAAGGGATTTTCAAAGCCAATGCCGCAAAGTGTCTGGATGAAATCGGAAGAGATACAGAGATAACACCAGAACAAGTACTTGAGAAAGCGAGAGACGAACAGTCAGAACTTCACAAGTGTTTTGAATGGAACGATAGCATAGCGGCGGAGAAATATCGCTTGCAGCAGGCAAGACAGCTCATTCAGTTCTTGGTGGTTGTACCAAAGCAGGACAACAAACCGCCTATTAGGCACTTCCAGATCACAAGCCAGAGAAATGTGTATATGCCAACAACGCATTTTGCAACACAACCTGACGAGTATCAGAAGTTGCTGCAGAGGGCTTACGCAGAGCTAAGAAGCTTCCAAAATCGGTATAAGTCGCTTTCTGAGTTGGAGAGTGTCTTTGAAGAAATCGACAAGATAGCCGTCTAAACAATTTCAGTGCTTAATTCGAGTGTTCTATGGATGGTGTAACGGTATGCACCATCTGAGAAAAGAATGGCTCATATATCAAAAACATAACAGCACAGGACAGAACATAACACGACACAACAGCACAAAACATTGCGCCACTCACAGAGCATTCGAGTTAAACAAATTTTATGGGCTAACACGAGGTAGTAAGTAAATTGGTGTCCTATCGCCACAACGGGGGAGAAAGAGGTTTAATATGAGAATTTTATGGGTAAGCAGACACACAATGACACAGGCACAGGAGGCAGACCTTCGCCGCATTTATGGTGAGGTTGAGGTAAAGCAGTTTGCGGACAGCGTTACATCTGCAAAACAGGTAGTAGAATTAGGCAGTGATTGTGACGTTCTCGCCGTAGTCCTTCCACCAGCATTTCTTGCGGATCTGACCAATCCGAGAGTAAATCAGAAGCCAGTAATTCGTGCCATTGCCAACAGAGTAGCAACTGGACGCACAGTAACTAATCCGGCAACTGGTACCGAGGAACCAGAAATGAAATTTGAGCACGCTGGCTGGGAGCGTGTAATGAAGGTTGAGATCGTAACTGAAAAGTTATGATTTTCAGCCAGCAAGGCAAAACAAATTTTACGTTGACTCAACGGCTATACGGGCTGATTGGGAAGATATAGAAAAAGGCAGAACATAACACAAAAACAAAAGGTATCCATTCTGTATGTGGCATAAGTCACAAAGCATAGAATATCACATAATAGCAGATCACAGCACCTAACATAACAGTACAGCGTATAACACAACACAACAAAGCGCCGCAAATTTCTTATGTCGCGTACCGAGTGGATACCAACAAAACAAACTGGTAGCATTTGCAGGCAGCATGAGTTGCCTATCGCAGGATAGAACAGTACAGCATAGAACAATACAATACAACACACAACATCACATTTCATGTTGTCTGCAAGTGTTACCAGAACACTTAAAGTTTTCACTTGAGATGCGGCATAAGCCGCACAACATCACACAACAACACAGAACAACACAGAACAACACATTACAAGACACTACACTACACAACATAACATCATAACGCTTGTACCGCATCTCAAGCGGAAGCTTAGACCAAAACAAAAAAAGGAGAACATAAATTATGGCGAAGAAGGAAGAAACACAGGTTATCGAATTGAAGCCGTTAAGCATCAAACAGGCAAGAATTACTATTGCAGGCGATGGAGATTTGGTGCTCAACAAGATGAATGATTGTAGTGCCAGAAAGCTTACCGATGAGAGAAAGAACAAGGCTAAGGACACAGCGGCTACAAATGTATGGGAAGAAGTGATCACCGCCATGCACTGGTATAGTGGAAAGCCTACAGACTTCACAGAGGAAGGTTTGAGAGAAGCACTGGCCAACAATGCACCGTGCATTACGGCATTTGGCTTGAAAAAGTCATTTGGACAGGCTGTTGTACAAAACAAGATTGACACTTACGCAACAAAATTTAACGCTGCTGTAAATGTCATTGCAAAGGGCAATTTGGTTCCGATCAAGTTTGCAGAGCATTTTATTGACGAAAAGCTTATGTCGCCAAAGAAAGGTGCTCCAGTACTTGTACGACTGAATAGATTTAGCGGATGGAGTGCAACATTCACCATTCAGTATACAGAGAATGCGTATTCTCTGGAACAGATTTTAAACATCATTCGTCTTGCAGGTTTTGGAAACGGAATTGGAAGTGGAAGAACTAGCGGTTACGGTCGTTACCACATTGAGAGCGTTGAGGGATGAATGTCATAGAACTTGAGAGAGGAGTTTTTTTCGGATGATTCTAACGTGTTTAGCCAGCGGCAGTTCTGGTAATTGCTATGTTTTAAAGGATAGCAAAGGCAAGATGCTTCTTCTTGATGCAGGAATCCCGATCATGAAGATCAAAAAGGGCTGCAACTGGAAAGTATCTGATATTGCTGGCTGCGTTGTCACACATAAACACAGAGATCACTCGGAAGCAGTAAGTGGTCTGGAAGAAATGGGAATCCCAGTCTACAAACCTTATGAAGATAACTCCTATATCGGCGGATATGATGAATTTAGAATTGTATCAGTTCCGATGAATGATGTGCATGGACACTTCAAACATACCGACGCAGACGGTACAGAGTGTCCGTGCTATGGATTTATCATCGAGCATCAAGAGATGGGGCGAATGCTCTACATTACTGATACAGAGTTTGTAAGGTGGCGATTTAAGGATATTGACCATATATTAGCGTCTTGCAATTACCAAAAGAAGTACATTTCAGAGGATGTCACTGGTAAACGATTGCATGTCATTAAGGGGCATATGGAGTTAGAAACGTGTGCAGGCTTCATAGAAGCTAACACAACAGACGCACTCCAGAACGTCATTATTTGCCATTTAAGCGCAAATAACGCAGTGCCGGAAGAAATGGTTACAAGAATAAAAAAAGTCGCAGGAATGGCAAATGTGGACGTTGCAGAAGCAGGTAAGACCTGGCAATTGTTTAATTATGAAACATGTCCGTTCCTGTAAGAAAGGAAAAAAGCAAATGAGCAATAAAGAAGCAGCAAAGATATTAAAAAAGAGCCTTGATGCTTGCACTAAAGCAATTGAACAAGCCTTAAAGGAAAAGAATTACAAGGCTGTTGAAAAGTCAATGAGAACCGCATTTGCATTCATGAAGGGACATCGTGCTCTTAAAAAGCAGATTCCACAAAAGCCAGTTATCCGATTAGGTGAGGGATGTGACTGTCCTGTTTGTGGAAGCATCATCAATGAATGCGCTGATTCCTATTGTTCAAATTGTGGACAGAAGATTGATTGGGAGGATTGTTAAATGTCTATTGCAAAAAGTGATGAAATCAAAAACCTTTTGGTTAGCAATAGTGAATTGATGGTTGCGGTAGCATATCCACATACCTATTGTCGTGTAGTACCCCTACAAACGGCATGTGAAATAGTCAACAACATTCTCGAAAACAGAGACATGCATAAAACAATTGCAGAAGAACCAGTCATCTGTGCATCAAACGAAAATGTATACGAATGGTATTGCCCGACATGCGGCACACGGTATGAATCAGAAGCAGGAGTTTGCGTACACTGTCCATACTGTGGACAGAAGATAGATTGGAGCAATTATGATTCTGAATGAAATTTTAAAGCTTATGAAATGCTTTCCTGGTAGCAGTATCAACAACGATGGATACTTGCTCTTAAACAAGCAGCGTTCTGGTTTTTCCGTAGCTGACATTGAGAGTGAAGAAGATCTTAAATGTAAATTGCTTGAATATGTGTCAAGGGACGCTTGCAAAACAATGGTTTATCAGCAACACATAAGGAACGTAAGATTCTGGAATAGAACCCGAAAGGGTATAAACCAGTATCTGCAGACAAATTTTTCTGATGATGACATGCTTGATATATACCAGTACTTAGGCAACGGTATCAGGCACAAGCTCACTAAAGAGTTTGTAGAAGGCGGATATGATCTAAAACTGATAAAGGAGGCACAAGATGAATGAGATTGAGATCGGAACTCCTGTCTATCACGTAGAGGAATACCGATTAAGTAACTATGAATTGAAGCAGAAGGGATTCGAAGGGTTCGACAACTACGGACTTGAAGTTGTTGAATCGGTTGTTATAGCCGTGACGGACACACATTTTGATGCGATAACTAAAAAACGTGATATTGGAAATAACGTGAACAATATACATCATTGGGAGAGATTAGCGCTTGGAAGGGCAGTATTTCTGAGTAAAGAAGAAGCTGCGGAAGAAGCTGATAACCGTGCGCACAATATCCAGTTAGGATATCACTGCTCAAAATTTAGCCAGCGCCCAATGTATAAGAATTGGCTACACTGGCAAGATACAGCTAAGGCAAAGGCACCTAAAAAACAAACAGGTCATAGATCAAACTTTGTCGCGAAAAAAACTACACTTCCAGAGGAGCTTTACATTGCCTGGAGGGACGGAAAGTTAACCGGACCAGAAGGTGCAAAGAAGATAGGTGTTTGTGTCACGACTTTTGAAAGATATGCAAGAGAAGAACTTGCGAAGAGAGGTGATAGGCATACCATCAAGACTGGTAATAAAGTGCCTCCAAAGCCTTTGCCACCAATGTTTGATGATTGTTTTGAACAATGGAAACTTGGTTTACTCTCAGATGAAAAAGCAGCTAGACAATGTGGGATATCACATACAACATTCCGCAAGTATGCAAATATCCGTCTGAAAGAGATTGGAGAGCAGAGGAAGGGAATCCAGAGAGGAGTGATTCTTCCGCCAAACTTTACAGACGTGTATCTGGAATGGGAACAAGGAGACATTGGATGCAGCGAAGCCGCAAAGAAATGTGGTCTTGAATATTACACATTCAGATACTATGCAGAGAAAAGATACAATGAAAGGATGGACGCAGGAGTGTTCCAGTATTAAAAGAAAGAAGGATTTCAAAGTGAAGAAAAATCGGCAAGTCTTACTGGATGAAAAGTTAATTGTGCCTACGCTTGCTTTTGAACATAACATGACAGAAAAAGAAAGAAAAGATTTTCTCAAAGCCATGCGAGCAATGTTCAAATTGAAGATTAAGCAGGAAATAAGACCAGAGGAAGAACTTATGTATACTCTTACAAGGCAGAGGGAACTAGGCAGAAGAAAGAAAAGAATAAAACTTTAAAGAAAAGAGGCTTAGTATGAACAAAGTAATTTTAATCGGAAGATTAACCAAAGACCCAGAAGTGCGTTATACACAGGGTCAGGAGACAATGGCGGTAGCCAGATATACACTGGCTGTAGACAGAAACCGTAAGCAGGATAACGGTCAGAATGCAGACTTCATCAACTGCATTAGCTTTAAAAAAAATGCAGAGTTTGCCGAGAAATTTTTGCACAAAGGAACAAAGATTGCTGTTACTGGACGCATCCAGACAGGTAGCTACACAAATAAGGATGGACAGAAGGTGTACACAACGGATGTAGTTGTGGATGAGCAGGAGTTCGTGGAAAGCAAGAAGAATACGCAGCCAGCTCCAGAACCGGCACCTGCAGGCGGATATGAAGGTTTTATGAATATTCCGGATAATGTGGAAGACGAAGGACTACCGTTTAACTAAAAAAGAAGGGAGAGGTTTGAGATGATTATTGTAAGACAGGATAGAAACGCCTTTTACAACTGGGACAATGTAATTGACATTTACATTAACGGACTTTCAAGAACAGAAATATTATTAAAACACGTTAAAGGCTCAAACGAGTCGACTGATTACCCAATTGGCAAATATAAGAACGAAGAAAATGCCAAGGCTGCATTCAAGAGACTTGTAGAGAACATTTCAAAAGAGATTCCACTTGTTACTGTGCGAACCGATGAAGAAATTGAGAAAAGCATTCACCAGGAGGACGGAAATAGCAATTGAAGAAATATTTGAAAGAAATTAAAGAAGAAGCTGCACTTTGTCAAAAGTACATAGATGAGTGCAATATATTTGCACCTAAAAGTGAGTGTGAAAAACTTGCCTTGAAGATTGCTTCTAGCTGCGAACAGACTTTATCGGCACTTGCTGATGAAATCAAGAAAAATGATTGGATTTCAGTCGAAGAAGCAATGCCAGAAGAACACGACAGTATATTCGCAAAGTTCAAAGGGACTGACAAGTGGAGCAATTCGTTTTGGGAAAAAAATTCAAATACCGTTTTAGTGGTACTAGTCAATAACCTTGATGAAGATAATTTTGTAGTTGGAACAGGTAAAACCATTAACGGTGAGTGGACGACAGTACCAATGCTACTTAAAGGCAGAATGCATGTTGCTTACTGGATGCCGTTTCCAAAATTTGAACCGAAGGAGGCTAAGGGTGAACAAGAGTGATTTATTAAAAATTTTTAGTGGATTAGCGGAGGTATAAAAATGTCAATGGTATCAAGCTACGGATTAAAGGATAAGAAGTGCATTTCGGTAAATATTTATAGCACTGACGCAGCTGTAGTTCTTCGTGACTTCCTTATCAGGGTGGCTAGCAGCAGGTTGGAAAAAAGAAAATTCAGCGAAGCAGAAGTGGCACTCCACGATGCAAACGAGCTTACAGTAGCCATGGAAGAAGCCTTCGAGGAAGAATCCAATGGATAAAGAAGGATGGTGCAGACCTAAAGTATGGCGCCAGTATGTATTTGGCGGCGATCAATGTTGGATAAGTTGTTTGCCGCAGCAAAAATGGCAGTTTAAACGTGAGGAAGGAGGTAAAGTTATTACCATTTTTAGTGAAAAGCGTCATATCAACTTTAAAATAGCAGAAGAAGAATTTAAAGCGCGTTGGTTAGAAATTGAGGTGAAAGGGAAATATGATAAATTTACCGCAGAATGATTATCTCAATGTTGAAAAGAATGGAATCACATATTCCTGTTGCACGCTTCGCCAGAAGGTGCGCCACACAATCGGACTTGATTATGCCACACGGAGAACGCTTTATAAACGCAATGGAAAGATGCATTTCAAGCCCACCAGAAATTACTTCAATGGCAAAGATGAGGAACTTGAAAAGCTTGTTGATGCAGGTTACATGGAAAGCAGAAGATGTGGAATAACAAAGGAAAGCACCACATACTTCTTCACAAACGAGGGGCTTGATTGGCTAGAAGAACAGTTGCATATCACAATCAGGAGGCGAAAATGATAGAAATATATAAAAATCTATTTATAGATCACCATTGCTTTTTTGTAAAACTCGGGCGTAGACCCAAGCCATGCAAAAGTGAGCCGAGTGCAAGTATTGGATTTATTGTAGAACAGCAAGATGGCAAATGGACATGTGGAGCAGGCCGTTATTACGATGATACGATCAAGCACGATATGGTTCTGATTGCAAAGAGCGAGGAAATTATTGAACAGGCTATCATTAGTGCCGTACTCAATGCGTATAGAGAAAGTTCTGGATATGACCTGGGTTCAGAAAGTAAGGAAGGTGCAGCCAAATGAATAAAAGACAGAGAAAGAAGCAGTTTAAGAAACTTTATGGCATGAATCCAAAGCAGTATCAGCAGGCTATGCAACTGGTATCGCTTGAAGAACCATTGGAAAAATTTATGGATTCAGAAACAGCTGCATTTGCAGATTTGGGGAGTTGCTTTGAAAGAATTAAAGATGGACTGCAAAAATCAGTTTCTGCTTTGGGAAAATTGAGCTGCGAATCGTTCTATTTTTGGGTAGAGCAAATTGAAAAGGAGCTGAAAAAACGAAGATAAAAATGAAGTTTGAACGAACTAAAAGCATGACCTACTATTATTGCCCGATTTGTATGCTGAACTCCACAAATAAAGCAGAAATAGAAAAACATTTCCGTGAAGGACATCAAGTAAAAGTAAAAAAAATACATACATTGCAATATTTGCGGAGAAGGTTGGGATGTACAGGCATTTGGAGAAGAGGGCGCCAGAAAGCGAGCAGAGCAATGCTGCCAAAGCCATATTGATAATAGGAAAGCAGATCAGGAAGCTAGCATAAGCTATTTTTATTCACATGGTCGGTTTGGCTATGTAAAAAGTGTGAAAGGAGGAGAGAGGAAAAATGATTTTTGTATTTGAAAAAGATAAAAGAGAAATTCATTGCTATAGTGAAGTCGATTGTCTATATCTAATTGGAAATAAAGTGCACATTTGCAATGTGGTTGAAGAATACAGTTCGGAAGAAATGGCAAACAAAGCATTTCGCACCATTCGTTTTCGAATTGGTTGGGGATATGAAATTGCCCGTAGTGAAGGATCAGTTGCAGTTCACATGCCTACAGAATATGAGTTGAATAACGAGAAAAAACAGTTTGAAAATCCGCTGTATACAATTGCAGTATACCGCATTCCGCGTGATGAGGAATCTTTTCGAAAATATCTAAAAAACCTCTTTGATGATATCCTAACAGAAGTAGATTACATTATACAGGGTGATACCGTAGAGGATTTAGAAAAAGAATTGAAAGATAAGCCTATATGGGATGGGAGTTTTTACACTCTTTTCGAAAATTTACGCTATGAAGACATTGCGAGTGGGGAATTTCACTTTGGAGAAATTAAGAAAGAAATTGAAAGATTTGAAAGGAAAAAGAAAAGAACATATTGCAAGTGGGAACAAGAGAAAGATGTATTTCATATCAAAACCAATTGCAGTAGCGATGCTATATCTATCGGGACTGATTTGTTGAGCAAAATCAAGTACTGTCCATGCTGTGGCAGAAAGATTAAGTTTATAGGAGAAGATCAATGAAAAATAGCCATGACGATGCAAAACTAAATAGCTTAATGGGAAAAAATGTAAGGGTGACATTTTTTGAAGGTACACAGTCAGTTGGAAAGCTTGAACGCGATTTTGATGGGAAATACAGAGTCGATAACTGGAGGTTTCGTAAGAGCCATATCAAGAAAATAGAGGTTATTGATGAATAAATACAGCAACATTGCAAAGGCAAAAGCCATAGAGCAGGAGAATAAAAAGCGACTGCTGAAAATCAATCCCCAGCTGAACGATGAAAGCGGAATCTACATTTTGACCAGAAAGGATGAGAACGGCTTCCGGTTTGCGTATATCGGGCAAGCCGTGCACATACTTAGCAGATTGGCGAGTCATATGGCTGGCTATAAACAGCACATAGACCTGAGCCTTAGAAAGCACAAACTGTATTCAGTGGACAATCCTTACGGGTGGAAGGTTGAATACATGAATGTTCCTATTGATCAGCTTGACGAACAGGAAAAGTATTACATCAGATTTTATGCAGAAAATGGCTATCAGCTTCGGAATGTTAGCCTGGGTGGACAAGGTGAAAACCGTTCAAGCGGAACTATAGGAGACAGAAAGCAACCTAGAAGCTACTTAGAGGGCATACAGCAAGGTAAGAAATCGCTAGCTAAGGAATTATCATCTATCGCAGAGAAACACCTTACAATCGCTGTCAAGCCCGAAAAACAGGGTAACAAGGTTTCAGAGCGCCAGAGAGATAAGTTTATGGAGCTTATCAGTGTCGGGAACTACGAGGAAACTAGTCAAATAAGTGCGAAGTAGTGGGGAATGTGTTTGATTCTAAACCAGGAAAGGAAATGGCAAATGAGAGAAGATGATATTAGAACAATTCCAGATGGAAGTCATTTTTACTTTAAAAGATTTGAGTGGATTGTGTTGGACAATAATGTAGAGGGTGGAGTTCTGGCAATCATGGCATCCAGTTGGAATGGAGATGAGTATTGTTTTGATGAGGACTGTTGCAACAACTATGCAGAATCGAGTTTGCGTAGAAAGTTGCTTAGTGAACTGCTTCCCGTGTTGGGTGAGGATAATTTCATTCCTCATGAGGTTGACTTGGTAGCTGACAACGGTGACGATCGTTACGGCACAGTCAAGGACAAAGTATTCATCCTGAGTTGTGACGAATACAGAAAGTACCGCAAGAATGTTCCATTACTGCCTGAGTGGATGTGGACTTGCACACCTCGGTATATCACAGACACCGGGAGCAGTCGCGACGTTCGCCATGTGTACACGGGTGGTAGTCTGGACTACGACATTGCGGACAGCACGTATGGAGTTGCCCCTGCTTGTGTATTCAATCCAGAAAAAGTGAAAGTGGGATACACAATTCCAACGGTTGAGGAAAATCAATGAACAGTTAAGAGACATGCTGGAGGCGCGAAACAAAGTCAAACGCCTGATTTATTCTATGAATTGGGTAGATTCAATCAAGCTGCCAGAAGGGGGCTGCAACCATGATGAAAGTAAAGATGATTTCAGCCGTGGTTATGTTGCTGGATATTATTATTGTATCGACAAAATCAAGAAGCTGAATGGCTTAGGATGAAAACATGATTTAATTATAAGAAGTGCTGTGGGGTTAGTTGCTGCGGCAGCTAACTTCCTTGAAATAAGTATTCATGTGATGTAGGAGGTGAGTAAATGAAGGCGCTTACGTTAAATGAACTGCGGCAAATGGTCGGTCAGCCAGTCTGGTGTCCAAAGGAAAATGCATATGGAATAATAACGTGCGATAAATATGGAAAATGGGCTGGAATCCCGTTTTTGTACGGAGTATGTAAATACGAAGAATCGGCAGTTGAATTTAATCACAATATTGTTAGTAGAAAGCTGAAATGCTTCAGAATTGAAGATAAGAAAGAAATTCCAATGAAACTATTGTCAAAAGTAGATGATTGTGGAAATAAAAAAATGGTATGCCCGAACTGCCAGAGGGCAGAGATATTTACGGCATCAGCAAAAATATATCCGTACTGCCCTTGGTGCGGACAAAAATTGGAAGGAGAGGATGTATGAAGATCTGGACAGAAAAAAAGCTTATTGAAGAAGGCTACGATATCCGAAACGCACAAATCAAAGGTGCGGAGCTGACAATGGAAAATCACGGTTGCATATCGTTTGATGTCGTTGTTGAAGGTGCAGGTTGGGGATGCGTTTTTGGCGGATATAGTCTCGGACACGGCTATCTGGGGGCGAAAGAATTTAGTGGCTATGGTCCGGGAATGGAATCCATTGCTAGAATAATGGATACAGTCGGAGTTACAAAGTTGAGTGATTTAGAGGGAAGATATATACGAACCGCAGTAACTGGAGATAGAAGATTAAAAATTATTGGAAATATAATCAATGATAAGTGGTTTGATATCAAATCATTCTTCGAGGATGCACAAGAAAATGATAATAAGGTATCAGAAGGGAGCAATAAATGAGTATTAAGCATATTATCTTATGCATCGAATTTGTATTTCTTGCAGTCCAACTCATAATGGCTAGAGCTGCATACAAATCTCCGTTAAAGTACGGAAAAACTGCTGAAATCGTGAATATTTTAGCACTTATCGTTATACTGCTGTGTAACATAGCAATCATAGTTTTAAATATTATGGGGTGAGGTGGCACGAATGTTCAAAATAATGAGCCGAAACAAATACGACAGCCTAATCAGGGAGAATGCAGAACTTAAAAATGCAAAGGTAAATCTTGAAGATAAACTGGATCAGCTTAAAGCAGAAAAAGTTGTAAATAGCAAGTATAAATGTGGCGAATATTGTCGCGTTTGTGAGAATGGATACGAGATACCGAGCTATACCATAGGTCGTGATTATGGATGCTTGCTGAATACAGAATGCGAATCCTTTGTAAAACGTAAAGAATGAGAGGAGTTGAATATTATGCAGATAATTAAGAGTGTTTTATGTGTGGTTATGCTTTTAGCTATGCTTCTGCACTACATAGGACCCAAAAGGACTAGAGCATCATTTGGAGCATTGTGGATTATCTCACTGATACTTTTGTGGGGTTTGATTCTTTTATAACGTTATTGATTTTTTATAGGAACGAGTTGTAAAAAACCAAAAGAAAAATACAGATACTTACATGTTGACAGGAGAGACTATGATAAACGGTGAATTAGTGGTAGACAACTTTGCAGGTGGTGGCGGAGTTTCAACAGGAGTGGAGATGGTAACAGGGGTAAGTGTTGATATTGCAATCAACCATGATCCAGAAGCTATCAGAATGCATCGAACTAACCATCCAACTACAAAACATTATTGTGAGGACGTTTGGCAGGTAGATCCAGTAAAGGCTTGTGATGGACACCCAGTCGGGCTTGCATGGTTTTCACCAGATTGCTTTGCAAAAGGAACTTTGGTTCTAACGGAAACTGGATATCAGCCGATAGAAACCTTGCGAGTTGGTGACAAGGTACTGACGCACAACGGATCATGGAAACCCATTACTGCAACTATGATGTCTCGCAAAAAAGCGGTGAGAATCGTAGGGTACGGTAATGTTGGAATGCTCTGTAGTGAGGATCATCCATTTTTAATCAAAAATTGTCCTCACCTATGGAATAACCAAGTTAGGCAGTACAAAAGAGTCCACAATGATATGCAATGGGTCAGAGCAAAGGATATCCAAGGGGATATGTACTGGGCATCCAGAATAAGCGTAGATCCTATGCCTATCCCACAATTGGAAAAGCCAAATACGAAATCAGTTTTTCTACCAGTGGATGAGAGATTGCTGTGGTTGGCTGGAAGATATGTGGGAGATGGTTGGACCAGATTAACGGATACTCGTGCGGAAATTACAATTGCTAGTGGGATGCAGGATGTGGAGTTTCTAAGAGAGAAACTAAACATGTGGTCACGTAAAGGAGCGCGATGCAAAGATGGTGAATTAAGTTGGTACTATCGCGATGTTCGTACAGGTGGACAATTCACTGCCAACAATCGAGCACTTGTTAAATGGTTGAGAAGTAATTTTGGCCACTTAGCATTGCAAAAAACAATTCCGGCATGGCTATATGGCGCACCAGAACCGTATAAGGAAGCGTTTATGTCGGGCTATTTGAGCGCAGATGGCTGGACAAGCGGAAATAAGGTTGAGTGCACAACCATTTCCAAAAAGCTTGCCTATGGGCTCCGTACATTGGCGGTCACAATGGGGTACTCGCCCACTATCTACATGAATCATCAGGGAGACAAGATTGAAGGCAGAACTGTAAAAACTCATGATATTTATATCGTGAAGTGGAAGATAGCCATTGACGACAAACATGCACAAACATTTACGGAAGATGGATATTTGTGGACGGCTGTTAAAAAAAGTTGAGAAGACAGGTGCAGTCGAAACCTTTTACAATATCAGTGTGGAAGACGATGAAACTTACATTGCTGAAAGTATCGTTGTACATAACTGTAAACATTTCAGCAAGGCTAAAGGTGGAAAGCCGAAGGATAAATTCATCCGCGGCCTTGCTTGGGTGGCTTGCAGGTGGGCTGGACTAGTTAGACCTAGAGTAATAATGCTTGAGAATGTCGAGGAGTTTAAAACATGGGGGCCGCTTAACAGACGGCATCACCCTATAAAATCAAGGTCAGGAGAAACGTTCAAACGTTTTATCAAGCAGCTTACAGATTTAGGATATACTGTAGAGTTTCGCGAACTAGTCGCAGCTGATTACGGTGCGCCTACAATGCGTAAAAGATTCTTCTTAATTGCCAGATGTGATAATAAGCCAATATTATGGCCTGAGCCTACACATGCTCCATTAGATAGTGAAGCGGTTAAAAAGGGTATTTTAAAGCCATATGTAGGGGCATACACACAATTAGACTTTTCAATTCCATGTCCAAGCATTTTTGACACATCGGAAGAGATTAAAAAGAAGTATGGTGTTCGTGCAGTCAGACCATTAGCTTCAAAAACAATGCAGCGGATTGCGCGAGGCATTCAGAAATTTGTTGTTGATAATGCCGATCCATTCATTGTTGAAATCGGATATGGCGAATCTAAAAATCAAAAAAGCCCAAGAGCATACAGTGTAGAAAAGCCTTTGCATACTATCGTTGCAAAAGACAAGAATTTCCTAGTAGCTCCGATCCTAACCCAGTATCATTCGTATGAAAATGACAGTATTCGTGGACAGGGCATCAGCGAACCAATAATGACTGTAGATGGTTCAAACAGATATGGACTTGTAACATCTTTCTTGAGTAAGTTCTACAAGACTGGTATCGGGCAGGATGAGCGAGAGCCATTGCATACTGTAACAACGTCAGCTGGTCATTTTGGGGAAGTCAGAGCTTTCCTGATTAAATATTATGGCAGCAATGATGGTCAGAATATTAAGCAGCCCCTAGACACTATAACAACACATGATAGATTTGGACTTGTTACAATAAAAGGTGTAGATTACCAAATCGTAGACATAGGACTTCGCATGTTGGAACCGCGCGAGTTATATGGATGTCAGGGATTCCCCGATGATTATATCATTGACCATGATTACTCTGGCAAATCATATCCTCGGTCAGAGCAAGTTAAGAGGTGTGGAAATGCGGTGTGTCCGCCAATTCCTGCAGCACTGGTAAGAGCAAATCTTCCAGAGATGTGTTTGCGGCAGAGAATGCCAAATATGAAGGTTAGGGAAGAAGAAACTGGACAGCTCAAATTCGCATAAGGAGATAGCATGACAAATAGAGAAAAGTATTCAGAAGAAATAATGGAAATTCTATTCAAAACAGGAATACATCCGGCTCTGATAAATGAGCAAATAGTCGAGTGCCACAAAGAATGCAGACATTGTAAATTCGCTCATACAAAATATTCTTGTGACGAAGCATTTACGCATTGGGCTGAAAGTCCTTGCGAGCCAGGAAAGATTGATTGGAATAAGGTTCCTGTAGATACTAAAATTTTAGTAAGAGATTCTACAAATGAACACTGGATCAAAGCTCACTTCGCCGCAGCACAAGGCAATCTTGTAACTGTTTTTAGTTTGGGTAGAAGTAGTTGTACAGCAATGGATGCAAATACTTTTTCTACATATCGTTTTGCTGACATTCCGGATCAAGAAGAAAGGAGAAAATATTTAAAAGATGAATAAGTACAATGAACATATCAAGGAATCTATTGATTATTTTAACCGTGAATTGGAATGTATGAAGCATCGAGTTTGTAACTGCGATATGCAGACAAGTTTGAGGATTGGAAGAGAAAAAACTGCTTATGAAACAGCAATAGAATGCTTAAAGAAGCAGCTTCCGCAGCCACCAATTAAAGCAATTCACAAGTCTGTCGTCCATGAAAACAGAGGTGATCAACCACACGCATGGAGAGGGATCGAGCTTGAGGTGTGGGAATGTCCGTGCTGTGGAAACACAGTATGGAGCGGCATAAGTATTGCAAAGAAATCACCATATTGCTCAGACTGTGGACAAAAGATTGACTGGGAGGAGGTCAAATAAGAAACATACGCCGATGATCTGTTTTAGTGTATAAGGAGGAATGAGAAAATGGCTGAACAAATTAAATTTGAGTTGGATTCCGATGAGACATTTGACATTTTGAAGGATATCGGAGATGCAGAAAACGAGTTGGGAAAGCAGTGTTGGAAAGATGGATTAAAAGCGCAAGCGATTGAGTATTTTAAGCATGAGGCTACATGCGAAATTGCGATTAAAGCAATCAAAAAGCAAATTCCAATGAAGCCAATCAAGATCACAACAAATGGAGTTTACAAATGCAAATCTTGCAGTTATCTCATTGCGTGCATCCCAAACGCAACAAAATATTGTGATCAGTGCGGACAGAGACTCTACTGGAAGGAGAAATAGACGTGAACACGGAATTAATTGTAGAGTACGAGAACGGAGAGGTACACAAGGAACAGCCAGAAAATATTATTTTTGCGGATAGCAAAGCATATGTTTTTCTGAGAGTGGAGGCAGAGAATGAAAGTGTATAAAAACCCTTTCGTGAGCTATCCGTGCTATTTTGTAAAAACGGGAGCTGGATGGTCTGCAAGAGGGGAGGCATCGAAGAGCAAAGGATATGATGTGGAACTGCATAATGGGAAATGGACATGCAGAGACGGTTGTTATTATGATGATACAATCAAGCATGAGTTGGTTCTAGTAGGCGAAAATAGAAAGTCCATTCACAGCATCATAAAAGAAGCAGTAATTTGTGCAGTATTAGAGCTTGTAAAGGAGGCCAAATAATATGTATTACATGGATGATGAAGACTATTTCGAGCCGAGCGAGTTTGACGTGAAAATTGAAGAGCTTAAAAACGAGCTTCGAGAATCTGTTAAAAAGGAAGTTAAGGACGAACTTGAAAAGCTGCGTGAGGAAAACAAAAAGCTGCAGGAAATCAAAAAGAATTTTGAATCCATAAAGGAAGATTACGAGAGGAAGAAAGCAGAGTACAAAAGTGCAATGAAAAAGGCTGGAACCAAAGCTGCACGAGCTAGGCTGAAAGCGTTAATGGAACAATTTAAGACTGTTATGTGGTCAGCAAATTGGAGCTACCAGTACAAAAAGAAATGCGACAAGTGCGATAAGTACAGAAAAATCAAAGTGGCATTACCATCTGGAAACGTGGTATACGATGATTGCAAATGCGGAGAACGCAAGAAAACATATCAGCCGAAAGAAAATCTGCTATATATGCTTAGTGATACTAGTGGAGAGATTACAGGCTGGTACAAAGAAATTGCAGATGGGTATTTCGACACAGTTGGTCGTAGTGCATATGTAATAGTGGATCACAACAAAGATTTCAAAGAATTAGAAGAAAGCTTGTGGCATACATTCTTCACAACAAAAGAAGAATGTCAGGAGTTCTGCGACTACATGAACAGAAAAGAAGAAAATTCTGGATACGATTACGACTTGGCAGGACATTTAATTAAGGCTAGAGAGGTATAAAAATATGATTAACACAATTGTTAAAAATCCGATAGACATCTTAGCATTGATGCACCATTGTGCATTTGTAAAAGATGGTGATGTGTGGTATAGAGATTTTAAACGCGAAATTCCGCTTATGGAGCTTGTACGGAATCTTAATAAAGCATACGGCGATTCTGAGGCATCAGCGATGAATGATGAAGCATTTAGTGACAAAATGTATGACGATTTGCAATTTAAGCCTGAGGAAGATATTGATAGTTTTATTGCCACTTTTTATATAGCACTTATTGGAATGGCGGAAAATCGAGAGCACTTAGAAATATATGAAACAACAGGATTGCCAACAACGGAGCATCCAGAAGTACTACAGGAATGTATTGATACTTACGGAGCAGATAAACAAATCGACCAGACGATTGAAGAAATGAGCGAACTGACAAAAGCACTGCTTAAACATCGCCGCAAGGCAATTCAGCTGGAGGGCGGAAATGTAAATCCAACGCCTGACACAGACCTGGCAAAAGCCAGAGCAGATATTCTTGAGGAAACCGCTGATGTTATTATAATGTTGACTCAAATCATCATGATTTTTGGCGGCAGAGATTTTGTTGAAAGAATAATAGAATCAAAGGTTTACCGCCAGAAAAAGCGCTTGAGAAAGGAGACGGATGGCCAAGATTATTGAAACTGGAAACGTAATAACTTGCCCTGAATGCGATAGAAATTTGAGCTACGAGAAAGATGATGTGTTTTTTAACAAAATATTCTCCTGCGGACACAGAAATTACTACAACAAATGTGTAATGTGCCCTTATTGTAAAAATAAAGTTGTTGTTTCAGGTGACGCGGTATTTGTTGAGTCAACAGATGCCCTAATTACAAGTATAGAAGGAAAGGAATAACGAATGCCCGGTAAACCGGGTTGATGCGCAGTGATCTGTGGTGGCGTATCAGAAAATTTAAACACCGTGGCTGAAAAGGTGTGCAGTGGAAACGCTGCACACGCAATTGATAGCAAACGAATTATGATCCACGATACATGCATTTGTAGCGTGGTGTTATGCAAAAATACAAAGTGTGCTGGTTATCAGCAGGAATCTCTAGTTTTGTTGCTGGATATTTGGAAAAGGATGTTGACGAATGGATATATATAGATATCGCTGATCAGCACCCAGACAGTCTGAGATTTATACACGATGTAGAAAAAATCATTGGAAAGAAAGTAACAATTTTAAAATCTTCCGAGTTTAACTGCGTGGAAGATGTGGTCAGAAAATACAGATTCATCAGTTCTCCTCATGGAGCGCCATGTACAGGAATGTTGAAGAAAGCGGTTAGAAAGAAGTGGGAAAACGAACATTTGCAATATCATTTGACTTATGTGTGGGGCATGGATGCAAGTGAAACACATAGAGCAGAGAGCATAGTGGCAAATTTTCCAGAATTTGATCATAGTTTTCCACTAATCGAAGGAGGATTGTCGAAGCAAGATTGCCATGCTTTTGCTGATCGCTTGGGTATAAAGCGCCCTGTAATGTACGATATGGGCTACAATAATAACAACTGTATTGGCTGTGTAAAAGGTGGCATGGGCTATTGGAATAAGATTAGAAAAGACTTCCCAGAGGTGTTCGCAGCACGTGCGAAGCTTGAACGAGACATTGGACACAGTTGTATCAATGGTGTATTCCTTGACGAATTGGACCCGAACAGAGGAAGAATGAGTGATGAAATAATGCAGGATTGCGGAATTATGTGCTATCTAGCAGTTGAGACTCAAAATAATGAATAAGAAAAGGAAAAGGTGATATGAAGATTAAAAACCTTGAAAAATTTATTAGGAAGATTCAAAAATCTTTTTCAAAGGCAGGAATAACTACAGTAATAGAAAAAGGTCTTCCCCCTTATGACGCTTATGAAATTCATTCGAAATTCAGAGATTTAACAATCAAGGTTGCGATTATTTATGACGAAAAAATGACAGCTTTTTACTTTTATAGGGACGGGCTTCACCACTGCGACATTACAATTTATTCGACTTATTTTGATACACAGAAGCACCTCATTGAAGCCCTAAGATTGATTGCAACTTCGAGTTGCAAAGTAAGATAAAACACTATCCCTCACGGTAGCCTAACGGCTTGCAGGTTCGACCCCTGCAGAATGCAGGAAATGAGGAAATGTTTTACATAAAAGGTCAGGAAGCCAACAGCTTGGCTGATTTGCCAGAGGAGAGCCGTGAATAAACGGCAGAGAAAGAAAGGAAGGTGGTAAAAATGACAAGAAAAGAGTTGATAACTCAAATCAAAAACAAAGGCTATGAGCCTAGAGTAAAAAACGTTGTGAGCTTGCTAACTTCTAATGGCGAGGGTGATGCAGTTACGCTAATCATCTCTTTGTATGATGATTTAAATGAGCTAATGGACGTAAAAAACAAGAACGTATCTTCAAAAAAATACTTCGATGATGAATGCCTGAATGAGGCATTTAACGATTTTGTTTCCATGAGAGCAAAGATTAAAAAGCCCCTAACCACAAATGCCTTGAAAAGAGCAATAGTCAAGTTGGAGAATCTATCTGGCGGAGACATTGAGCTTATGATCAAGATTTTAAACCAGTCTGTTGATAACTGCTGGGTAGGACTTTTCCCACTGCATGATGCTGGCTATAGCTTTAAGGGCAAGCAAAATTCACAGCGTTCACAACTTGATGCAATTTTGGGAAGTATTACGGATGACTAAAAACGAGGCTAAAAAGTTAATGGCGGTAATGACTGTATCATATCCAAACTACAAAATTGCAGATATAGAGCTTACTGCCACTACATGGGCAAATATGCTATCTGGCTATACTTACGAGCAAGTTAGTGCAGCACTCAAAGCATACATACTTTCGGAAAACACAGGCTTTCCACCGTCAATCGGTCAAATTAACGAAAAGTTAGTCGCTTTGAGTCAAGCAGACACGCCTACGCCGTTGGAAGCATGGTCTTTGGTTCGGATAGCTGTCAGAAACAGCACATATCATGCTGATGACGAGTTTGCCAAACTTCCGCCAATTATCCAGTCAACAGTTGGAAACGCAAGGAATCTGGAAGAATGGGCGAAGGGACAAGCAACTCAGTTTGAGACAGTTATTCACAGTAATTTTTTAAGATCATACTCCGCAGAGATTGCGAAGCAAAAAGAATGTCAGAAGTTGCAGGGAAAGGTTTCAATTGCATCCGAGCAACCAGAGTATTTGCCAGAACTAAATATATAAGCAAAGCGCAGTTTTATAGACTATTTTAAATTATAATAAGCTTTAATACATTAAAATAGTCTACTACCTAGAAGGAGGGTTTATGACACGAGCACAAAGGAGACGGGCTGAAAGAGAAGCAAAAAAAGGAAATAAAGTCGTAGAACAGCGAATCACAGGTGCAGAAGAAAGCATAAGAATTGCTTTGTTAAAAGAAAATATTGCACGAGACGTTGATCGCAAGCTTTATGACAAATACTACCAAAAAGCAAATAAAGACGCTGTGGACAACATATACAGCATCATATTAACATCATTTGGACTTGCCCTGGCAGATACTTGTCCTAATTGGAAGGCTGAAGCAATTGCAAAACGAATCCAGAAGACAATGGACTATGTTGACAAATTCTCAAAGGAATACGACGGAGACATTGAACGTTTTATGAAAGAACTCGAAGATAGAACCGGATTCTCGTTTGAGATAGATTCTGTAAGCGGAAAGGATGAATAGTATGGATTTTTTAATTGGTTTAATAGCAGGGCTATTATTTGGCGGAATTACTGGTGTGCTTGCAGTTGCTTTGTGTGCTGCATCAAGCGCAAATGAAACCGATGACGAAAGAAAGAGGGAAAACGATGAGAATTAAGCATTTGAAGTTAGATAATTTTTGCAGTTTTTACAACGGAAAAGCTATAGACACAGATTTATACAATAAGACAGAGGTATCTGGATGTAATGAATCTGGAAAAAGCACAGTTAAGAGAGCTATTTTTTGGGTACTTAATTGTAGGGGTGAGAACGGTGAAGAAATCACTGGAATCAGGCCACACGATAAATCAGGTAACGAGATTAACGATATTGAGGTTACAGCCGAGATGACCGTAGAACTTAACGGTTCCAGCAAGACGTTTAAGAAGGTTTCTCGTCAGAACTATGATAAAAGGGGCAACTTCACAGGTAATGTTATTGACTATTATATCAATGACATTCCTAAAAAGAAGTGTGACTATGAAGATTTTATCGCAGAAGAATTGGTTCCTGTGAGCGCACTTTCGAACTTAATCAATGCTAAAACGCTCTTATCAAAGAGTGCCGCCGACTGCAGATCAATCTTGGAATCCACCTTTGGAACGTGTTCCAATGCAGAGGTTTGTGAACGTTTCCCAGAGTTCTCCCCTCTTCTCCCATTGCTGGATGATGGCAGTGTTGATGAGTTAAAATCAAAATTTAATACTATGCTGAATGGCAGACGCGGAAGGAATGGCACTAAAGGACTACTTGATATTCGCAAAGAGTTTCCGAGCCGCATTGATGAGGTGGAAAAGCAGAAAATTGTCATTGATGAAGCCTTGGTAAACAGTCAGATTGCAGATATTGAAAGCAGACTGAAAGATAACCAGAGTAAACAAGCTGATGTGCAGAAGGCATTTGATGAGCAACGTGCAATTCAGGCACAAATTTATAAGTTGAAGCAGGAGCAATTAAAGGTCACTGATGACGCTAACGCCGAAAACAGGAAAAGAATTGCCGATTTAGATGCTCAGATTATGGCAGCAAGGGAAGAACTTTTCCTATCCAACAGTAGTTTAAATGCCAAAGAGCATGAATTGCACCAGATTGACTCCGAGATTCGGGATCTTGAAACTAAGCGTTTGAAGCTTTCAAGTGACTGGAAAAGCAATAAAGATATGCAATTTGATGAAAATTTGCTGATTTGCCCGTATTGCAAGCGCGAATACCCATCTGATCAGCAGGATGAAATACGAAAGCATTTTGAAGAATCAAAGGAAGAAAAGTTGCAGGAAATCACAGACGATGGAATGAAATGTAAAGAAGCTATTGATGCTTTACGCGAAAAGTTCAATGCTGCAGATGCAGAGCTTTCTACCCTTCGTGAAGAACCCAATAAAAAGTCAAGAGTTGTCGATGATTTAGTTGCTCAGAAAAAAGCTATATCCACTGTACCTCCGGCAGAACCAGACGAGGCAGCAAAAGCCAGATCTGCAGAAATCGCAAAGCTTGAAAGCCAGTTAGAAGCAAATACTGCAAATGCAACGTTTGCACAGCTCAAGGCAGAAGAAAATAATCTTCAACATCAGCTATCTGGCTTAAAAGCAGAGCTTGCAAAAACCGAAATCAATGTCAAGATTGACGCAAGAGTTGCAGAGCTTAACATCGAGCGCCGAAAGAATGAGCAGCTAATTGCAGATACGCAGGCACAACTCGACTTGCTCAAACGCTTCAACATTCGCAAGCACGAGCTTTTAGAAAGCAAGGTAAACGAGTATTTAGAGTACTGCCAGGTGAAATTTTTCAGACAGCTTGTGAATGGTGATCTGGAAGAAACATGTGATTTCTGCGTAAACGGTGAACCATACGCTAGAAACCTTAATCACGGTGCAAAAATCTTAATCGAGACAGATGTTTGCAAGGCTTTTCAGAAGAAATACGCTACTACCCTTCCTATCATCGTAGATGACTCTGAATCTGTTGATAATTGGAAGATACCGGATATGGATAGGCAGCTTATTATTCTCAAAAGAACTGATTCTAAAGAGCTAACAATCAAGGAGTCATGATGTGATCCGTGAAATTACACAAACTTACCCAGTCTAAGCTTGATGATTACAAACTTAGAAGTAATTTCACGGAGGACGAAGAGATAACATTTGATATGTTGTCTAAAGGCAAATCTATCAGCGAAATAGCAACCCGGTTATCTGTGTCAACTAGGACGGTTGACCGTAGGATTGCCGATATAAAATCAAAAATCAACCAACTATAAATAGTCCCCTGGTATTTATGATGCTAGGGGATTTTACAACATTTTTTAACATTATTTTACTGTAAAGAAATGTCACACGTATAACCTTAAAGATATTTTTTATAACTTTTTAGTTCTAACTATTGACTTTTTAGTTCTAACGATGTATCCTATAACTGAGAAATGAAAAAAACATTATTTTACTGTAAAGAAATGTTAAATTAGGTTAAGAATTGTAAAATAATGTAGAATAATGTAATCACAAAGGAGGTTTCACAATGAAAGTAATATGCATTGCAAATCAAAAAGGTGGCATTGCAAAAACCACAACAGCCACTACACTTGCATCAATTTTAATGTCACAAGGCAAGAAGGTCTTACTGGTTGACGCTGATCCGCAGGGTAACAGCACTGATACTTATAGAGCAACATTCAAAGATACGGCAACTCTCTACGACGTTATTTTAGACATTGAAGATCCGCTTCCAATTGCGGAAGCCATTCAAAAAACAGAAATAGGCGACATAGTTGCGTCTGATCCAGAGCTAAAAACAGCAGATCAAAGATTCCCAAGTGATGGGAATGAGTATTTTAGACTAAAAGACGCTCTTTCCGAATTAACTGGCTATGACTACGTTATTATTGATACAGCTCCGGCTGACAACAAATTGCTTAAAAACTGTTTAATTGCTTCTGACAAGGTCATCATTCCTGTCACTGCAGACCGCTACGCTATTCAAGGTCTGTCGGAACTGAATAGAACCATCACGGGCGTAAAGAAAAGAAATAATCCTAACCTAGAGGTTGCAGGACTCTTGCTGGTTAAATATAAGAGTCGCCAGCTCCTCGCCCAGGAAGTTAAAGCTTCTTTGGAAGAGATTGCCAAGCAACTCAACACAAAGGTTTTCTGCACAACTATCCGTGAAAGCATTGCCGTACAAAAGGCACAGGCAACCAGAACAACGCTGATGAAATTTGATTCAAATTGCAATGCTGCTATTGATTATGTACAATTTGCAAAAGAGCTAATTGAGAGGTGACACAATGAGAAAGAAAGATAACACCACTACTACTTCTTTTGATGTGACAGCCGGCATTGATTTTGCAGATACTAGCGAAACTGAAATTCCAAGCATCCAGCCGGTAGAAAAAAAGTCCGTATTTGTCCCTGCTCCAGTTGACCCAAGCAGGACTTATACACCCGGATATAATCCGACTCCAAAGGTCGGTCCCAATGGTGGATATGTAGGCCGCAGAGAAGTCCCTGCAGCTGAGCGCAAGATTCAGTTCAGTGTATCATGCACAGAATCGCAAAAGGCAGCCTTTTCGGAAGCTGCTCGTAAGTCAGGCCGCACCCTAGCAGGATTTGCTTGTTTCGCCATCGAGGAATACATGCGGACACATGATCTATAATTATTTACCTTATTTGACATTTAAAAAATGTTTAATAAGGTAAAGAACTGTTAAAAATTGTTAAAAGGAGGATTTTATTATGGTAAGTAATGAGATTTACGAAAGAATAGTTAGTGTTAAAAATGCTATTGCAGAAGGAAAACTTGACGATGTGATATATGAACGGAATTGTAATATTGCAGAATCGTTACGGCGTTTACTATCCACTAATAATATGAAAACAATTGATATTGTATCAGTATTAACTGTGTTTGCGAGTGGCGAGTTTACAATGGCATTTAATTACATTGACAAATTTGATTTGCCAACAACTGAATTATGCTGTAACATGTATAAACAAGTTAAAAAAGATTATTACAATGGGTATGTAGATTTATTTATATGGCATACAGAAAGCAGCGACATATGCGGCAGATATCATGCAATACGAATATATAAATCTGGACATATTGTGGAATATAAGGTCAAATTAGAAAAGGCATGGAGCGATGATTTTGCAATGTATTTAACGCATTATGAGATTTATAATAAATCAAAAAATAGATCCTATTTACGTAATCAAAAAATAAAATTTTGGTAATTTTATCACAAGATAACTCTTTACTAAAATTAAAGAAAGGAGGCATTTTATGTAGCAAGTAAACTTGATACCGTTTTACGCTTGCGCTATCGCGTTTGCACGCCATATACGATTAGATTTAGAAATCGAATATGGCAAGAATGCTGTAGCTTATTATAATGCTGCAAAGCAGAGCGAATATTACAATACTTTATTTTCGGAAGAGTTGTCTTTGCAAACAGAAGAAGCTTATAAAAAAGCACTTGGAATCGTCGAATATAGCTACACAGAAGATGAACAAGCACAGACTTCTTTGGATATTCTTTTCAAAAAGGGATACAGAAAGCTATACAACATTTTTAGAAGGCTTCCAAAAGACGAACCGCTTCATTTTGATAGTGTAATCGGAGAAGTCATTTATGCAAAGCTTGCAAAGTCAGATCATGTTTCGGACGATAATTTTAATGGTCATTTATTTGCAGGCTATTACTTTTTAAATATGTGGCCACAAGAGTTGGTACAAGAACGTAAAAAATGTGATGAATTACTTTGCTTTATTGCAAACTACGGATACAATCCAGAACGTAGAATACAAAAAGGCTTAAAGAAATATGACTGTGCTTTTCAGGAAAGAGCAAAATCATACATTAGTCAACTTCCAAAAGATTTATTTAAGCAGATCCAGTTAGCACCAAAAGATGAGGAATTTGGATACACTACAGTGTTTGATATTGAGTCACTTTCAAGTGTTTCTATTTTTTCTGAATTACAGTTCACACATGAAGATCTGGAAGCACTAGCAATTGCTTATACGCATGGAAAAAGAGGAGGAATACGTGAAGATTTCCTGACTTATGCAAAATATACGAGCTATATATTAGCTATGTGTAAGGCATATAAGCAGTCTAAAGAATACTACTTCCAACACAATCGCGAAGACGTGTATATTGAAGTAGAGAGCATTAAAAATGAATTGCTTCAAGCCAAATCTGCATTATCTGAATCTCAGGAACGCAGGATGTCTGAACAAAAAGCTTGTACTGAGCAGGTTCAGTGCTTATCTGATCAGATAAAACTGCTCAAGCAGAAGAATGATGCACTAAAATCCGAACTGCAAAAGGTAGAGGGTGAACGCAGGGAGCTTTATGCTTTACGAGAGCATATGTTTTCACTGAAATCTGATTCGGAAACCGAAATTGTAAATAAGCTATCTAAAGAGCAAATTCAGCAATTAAAAAACATTAGTGGTACAATTGTTGGAGGGCATCCAAACTTGATAAAGAAGCTTAAAACTTATCTTCCGGATTGGCAATATATCAGTGCAGGAAATGTCAGCACTGTGCGCAACGCTGCATTAAAAAAATCTGACTTTGTGTTCTTCGTAACTGCTCACCTGAGCCACAAACTGTATTATGCCATGATTGCACAGGCTCAAGATTGGAATGCAAAAATCGGATATTTGAGCCGTATAAATATAGATTATGCATTGCAAGAAATATATATATTAGTAAATAGCAGTATTTAACCTTATTTGACATTATTTTAAAGTAAAGAACTGTTAAATAAAGTAAAGAACTGCAGAAAGAAGGATATATATGAAGAAAGAATTTAATTTGCTTGACGAAAGCTGGGTGCGTGTATTGCTTCCAGATTATACCATTAAAGAAGTTTCACTCACGGATGTTTTCATTCACAGCCACGAATACATGGATTTGGCAGGTGAAACAGATACTCAAAATGTTGCAATGATACGGCTGCTTCTTGCAATTGCTCATTCTGGATTTGCAAGATTCGACTCAAACGGTGATGAGATTCCGCTTTTGAACAGGGATGAAGCAATCAGCCGTTGGAAAAGCTATTGGAATCTCGGTCATTTCCCAGAAGCGTTTTTAAAATATTTAGAGGAATACAGAGAACGTTTCTGGCTTTTCCATCCTGATGCTCCATTCTATCAGGCAAACGAAGCTAAAAAAGGTACCGCTTTTGGTGCTGCAAAGTTAAACGGAGAAATTTCTGAAAGCAACAACAAGGTACGAATTTTTGCAACAAGAAGTGGAGAAGCAAAAATGCAACTAACATATGCAGAAGCGGCTAGATGGCTTCTTTTTATCAACGGGTATGATGATGTTTCTGTAAAGCCGAGTAAAGCAGGCTTGCCTTCAATCAGTATTGGATGGTTGGGGCAAAATACTATTGTTTACGCAATCGGGCGAAATCTTTTTGAAACACTTATGATGAACCTAGTTCCTTTACAGAATGGTAATGGAGAATTGTGGCCTAAGCCTTGCCCAATATGGGAATGCTTGCCACGATCCGATGAGCGCAAAAAGATTGATCCACCTTCTAACCCAGCGGAATTATTCACGCACCAATCGCGCAGGATATTTCTCAAGCGTGAAAATGGGGTTATAACCGGATTTAATGCATTGGGTGGGGAATTTTTTGATAAAGAACGTGTTACAGCTGAAACCATGGCACTTTACATTTTAAACAGTAACAGTGCTAAACCACTTCGCTTATTTAACGATGTTCCATTGTGGCAACTACTCGACAAGATACTTTGCAACAATCAAGATGCTGTTACATGGTTGCGCTTAATTGGAATTGGCAATGCAGGCTTTCAGACCTGTGGAATGGTGTATGATTCCAAGTCAATGAGGTTTGTCGATGAATGTTCAAAAAGATTTACAGCAAATCTCGATCCTAACTTTACAGATTACATATCTGTCGGCATTGAATTGTGCCGTTATATCACAAATGAAATTGGTGTATTATCCTACAACATTCAGATGGCTAGTGGCAAGCAGAATCCGACTGAACTTAAAAAATATGAGTTTTCTAGTAACCTAGATTTGATTTGGTCCAGATTTCTTTCATCAAGCGCCACCGCATTTGAATATTTTCTAAGAATGGTCAAGCAGTCTGCACTGGACTTTTCTAAATCTTTAATTGATAATGCATCCCCGACATCATTTAGAAGTCGAATAGTTACGGTGAATGGCAAGGAAAAGTATTATTGCACAGCAAAGGCTTATAATTCTTTTTTATATTATCTCAACCGATTGATTCCAGAGGAATCCAATAGTCTTAATAGTCTTGAAACTATAGAAGAACATTTAAGCTCTTACAAGGCAGATCTTAAACCGAAGGAGGAAGGTGAGTAAATGGAAAGCAAAAACACATTTTCGAACATTGTAAAAACAATAATGTTTAAGAAAGAGATGGACGGAGTTCAGCTTGCAAAACTGTTAGGGTGTTCTCAATCTAACGTGTCCAAAAAACTTAGGTTAAATAATTTTAGAGAAAGTGATATACGTCAGATATCAGAAGCGTTAGGATACGACGTCTCTATCAAACTTACATCAAAGGACACAGGAGAGGAATTGCAGATGTTGTAATAGTGTATTTTACATTTTTTTACATTATTTAACTTTATTTGACAATAGTTGACATTTATTTACAGTAAAATATTCTTTAAAAGAGTTGTCAGTTTATCTGGCAGCTCTTTTTGTCGTTAACATGTCGTATCCCTGTCGTTTTTACATCTTATTTTTATGGCACAATACAGTCAGAATAAGAGGAAGGAAGGTGTGAATGATGTTTCCTGAATCATTTTTAACTAAAATATTTGAAAGACCAGATGTATGTATGATTCCAATGCAGTATCAATCAGCAATGATTCAGGCCATTGGAGAGGTCCTTGATGAGGAAGGAGTGATAATCGACGATGCCGATACCAAATCAGATGTATCAACCGTACAACCAGCAGACAATGTATGGCCAATATAATAGTTATTACCCGTATCAATATCAGCAGCCGCGTTATGATCTGCAGCAAAACCAGCCGCTTTTTAATCAACAGCAAAACATTCAGCCACAGCAGCAGGCTGGATTGAACGGAAAGGTCGTGCAAGCTGTCGAACAAATTACTGCGAACGATGTACCTATGGACGGTTCAATTGCAGTATTCCCAAAGCAAGACATGTCAGAGATCTATACAAAATCGTGGAATGCAGATGGAACCATTAGAACGATTGTATATAAGCCGTACACAGCTTCACAGCCAGATGTGGCGAATAGTTCAGCCGACATGTCCAAAATGAAAATGGGGCTATCTGACGAGGCTACAGAGGCATTTATGGCAAGATTTGATAGTCTTGAAAAGAAGTTTGATGAACTGATGCCTAAGATAGCGCCTAAAAGGTCCGGAGGCTTAAAGAAGGAGGCAAATGAGAATGAATAATCCATTTCAGCTATTTCAAGCCATGAGGAATCCACAACAATTTTTGCAGCAAATGGCCGGAAACAGCCAAGCCATGAGCAATCCTATTTTAAAAAATGCTATGGATATGGCAAACAAAGGCGATACAAAGGGTGTAGAACAATTAGCACGCAACCTTTGTAAAGAAAAAGGGATAAATGTTGATGATGCTGTTCGCCAGATAAAAAGTCAATTGGGAATAAAATAATGGGTGAAATTTTATCACCCATTAGAAAAACTACTTATACACTTTTTCTGTAAAAGCTCTTTCAACAGTCCAACCTTTTCGGAGGCGATTATGAAGAACATCCCAACTTATTCCGAGCAAATCAGACCATTCTTTTAGAGTTTTGGTTTCTCCGTTATACTCTATATTCAAATTATTTGATTTGTTTATAGCTTGTTCTCCAGAAGTTGCCCAACGACAATTATTTGGCTCATAGTTACCATTATTGTCAATTCGATCAAGTGTGTAGTTCTCAGGACGTCCACCAATAGATTCGGACCATTCTACAAATTTCCAAAAGTCATGCCATTCTTCGCACACGGTTATTCCTCGTTTGCCATATTGGTAATACTTTGGATGGTTTGGGCTTTCACAACGTCCGATCATGTTTTTCCATAGCCCATATAGTGGATTTTTAGTTCTTCCATCAATATATGCCGGACTATTTTTTAGCAAACAACCGCAACTTTTCACTTTGTGATTTTTAAACAGGTAAGGCAATACCCTAACTTTATTTCCACAATCACATAAGCACTCAATATACTGCCTTTTATCAGATGGCCTTCTTTCTGAAAGACCTATTGCTGTAAGCATATTAGATCTTTGACCTATATAATTATCTATGCTGATCTTAGGCTTCCTTGAGTAAGAACAGGACCCACAAGATTTCTGATGGCCCTTAATAACTCTGTCAGGAGCAAAGGAGATAATTCTTCCACAATCACACTTGAAATCAAACCCATTTGGGATATCTGAATTTTTTGATTGTGAAATTACAGTAAGATGGCCATATTTTTTCCCTTTATAATCGGAAATGTGATACTTGAGCATAAAAACAACACCTTGCCTTTCGTGTTTTTAATCGCCTACCAATAAACGTGCAGAAGTCACTAGGCATTGTGATTTTCGGGTCGCGATTCCCTATCTGCACAAAGATATTATAACACAAAAATATTAAAAATGATACTAATTCTTGCAAGATTATGTATATAAAAAATTATTACGGAGGTAAATAGTATGTTTAACTCAGGAAACTGTAGTGTACCATTAGTGGCTAGCATTGATGGTAACGGCAATAACAACGGCGGCTGGGGCAACGACGGCTGGGGGCTTATTTGGATCGTTTTGATCTTCGCCATTTTCGGCTGGGGTAATGGCTTCGGTGGCTGGGGCAACAACGGTGGCGGAATGGGTTCTACCGCAGCAGCCTACACAGATAGTGCAATTCAGCGCGGCTTTGATAACCAAGCAATTGTCGGAAAACTAGACGGAATTACCAATGGTCTTTGTGACGGATTCTACGCGGCCAACAATAGCATGTTAACTGGATTCAACGGAATCAACACAAACATCATGCAGACTGGATATGGCATTCAGCAGGCTATCAACGCTGATACCGTAGCTAATATGCAAAATACAAATGCTCTGCAGGCACAGTTAGCACAATGCTGTTGTGACAACAAAGAAGCAATCTCTAACACCAATTATAACATGGCTACACAAGCAAATGCAATTCAGCAGTCCATTGATAAAGGCTTCTGCCAGTTAAACTATAATGCAGCAACCAATACACGTGATATCATTGACAATGCCAATGCAAATACCCGTGCGCTGCTTGACTACCTTTGCCAGGACAAGATTGCTGCCTTACAGGCTGAGAACAATGATCTTCGCAGAGCTGCTTCACAGGATCGCCAGAGTGCACTGCTTACCACAGCAATGGCATCTCAGACACAGCAGATCATCAACGCAGTTAATCCAGCACCGATTCCGTCATATCAAGTTCCTAACCCAAACGTGTATTACGGATGCAATAGTGGTTGCAACTGCTGACAAAATTAAATATCGGTATCTTAACCAAAACGGTTATGTCTGCTAACTAACGCAGTATTACTATCAGCAAAGGGGCAGACTCGAAATAGAGCCTGTCCCTTATTTTAAGGAGGTATCAAATGGCAGAATATGTTGCAGTCGCAACGCAGGAAGTTGCGGCAAATGAAAATGTAACTTTTACAAACACATCTATTAAGGGTTCAAACTGCATACAGCACCGTGAAGGCAGTGGAATCATTACTCTTAGAGGTCTTACGAATCAGTGTCAGGCACGTTTTTTTGTAAACTTCTCCGCGAATATAGCTCTTCCAGCTGGGGGAACTGTGGCTCCTATATCATTAGCAATTGCTATCAGTGGTGAGCCGGTGCTTGCTTCCAAAATGATTTCAACACCAGCTGCAGTATCTCAATTCAACAATGTGTCCTCAGGCATTTTTATCAGTGTTCCACGTGGCTGCTGCGTAAATATTGCAGTTGAGAATACAAGTGGCGTTGCTATTGAAGTTGCTAATGCAAACCTTATAGTGAATAGAGTTGCTTAATTGGAGGTAGACTATGCATAAATGGGCTAAAGAGATTTTGGAATGTGTCAAAGAAAAAGCCAAAGCTATCGGAATTGATAATTTTGAAGGTCAGAATCTCGATGATTTAAAAGATTGGACCGAAATTGTTAAGAACATTGCTTGCTTTGATAAAGATTATCGCATCGTTGAGGCAATGGATAGACTGGAAAACGATGACGAAATTATGGAAATGGTTGAGCAATACGGTGATTACCCGTCACGCCGCTATTACGACCGCTACAGATACGCTAACGGCAGATTTGCCCCAAAGGGTAGAGGGACAAGAACCACAGGCAGACGCGGTTATGACGAACCACCTTATTGGCACATGACACCAGAAATGTATTATGAATGGGCTGATATGCCAGAAGAAGAGCGTATGCGTGATCTTGATAGACTCCGCTTTGGGCGCATGTACTACTCTGACCCACGTAGAGGCTCCCAAATGCCGTCAGACGGTAGAAGCGTAGAAGATATGGGAATGAAGTCAGAAAGCCGATATGACCGTGCTAGAAGGTCATACAGTGAGACTAAGGACATGCACAAAGCTAACACTAAAGAAGATAATGACGCAAACATGCGAGGGCTTGAGTCCTTGTTGGCCGTCATTGACGAAGATCTTAAAGAGATCATGCCAGGGCTTTCAGCTTCCGAAAAAACGATGATGAAAACTAAGATGACAAACTGGGTACAGCGTATATAATCAATGGTACAGCCGGGAGCAAATGCTCCCGGTTTTATTTCAATTGCGCACTTGTTATAAATGTGCTATAATGGGGGTATCAAATGTTTTTTACAGTAAATAACAACACTTGGCAAGTTTGCTTTGTCAACCCTGGCGATCCGCAGTTGCAGCGCAGTGACGGAACATATACTCTCGGTGTAACCGACAACAATTTAAAGACCATCTTTATGTGTAATGATCTGTCAAACCAGATGATTGATAAAGTGCTATGCCATGAATTGACACACGTTCATGCGATGGAATACGGATACTCTATCCCGATTGAAACAGAGGAAATTGTCGCAGACTTTATAAGCCTTTTTGGCAGGAGTATAGTAACTGTTGCAGACGAACTTATATATCAGCTTTTAGGAAGCGATGTAATTAAGTACTGTGCATAAAATAAAGATCACAATACACACGATTTTAGACAATGTGTCAGAAAGGAAGGCAGATGTATACAAAGATTCACACGCAAAAAGATGTTCTTCGTGAGCGATATCTTTATCAATCCGAACTTACTCCACTGGGCTTTCCAAAACTGCTCCCAGTACATGCTGCTCTGAGTGGGCTTAATGCAGTATCATTTTGTGAGGCGGTGAAAGAAAAAAATCCGAAGAAGGCGCTTTGCCACTTTTTTATTGATGATGCACGGTTCGAGCCATTGTGGAATCAGCCGCAAAAGTATCTTCCAACACTTGAAAATTTTAAATACATCTGTGCTCCTGACTTCTCATTCTACGACTCTATGCCAAAGGTCATGCAGCTGCATCAAGTGTACAGAAGCCGCGCCCTTGCATGGTGGCTATTTATGAATGGATGCGACGTCATTCCAACTGTAGGTTGGGGAAACACAGAGACGTTTGAGTTTTGTTTTGAAGGGCTGCCAGAAGAGAGTACGCTGGCAGTCAGCACAAACGGCTGCTTTACCGATCAAGGCAAGGAGTGTTATCGACAGGGCTTCAAGGAAATGTGTTCCCGGCTCCATCCTGCAGAAATTTTAGTCGTTGGCCGCCCCATTGATGTGGACACAGACGTAAAAATCACGTATCGAGAATCATTCGGACAACAGCTTACAAGAAAGTTGAGGGGATGACATGGGCAGTAGAAGTGGAAAGAAGCACGAAATCAGCATAACAACCTATGTCGGCAGTTTGAAGCGCATCAGAACAGAGGAAACTGTCGGGAACATCACGGTCATAAGAACCGAATATAAACAGCAGAGACAGAAGCAGCGCCGTAAGAAAAGCCGATAGATTTTGACATTATTTTACTGTAAAATACTGTATAATAATGTAAAGTAATGTAAAATACTGTCAAGAACTGTAAAATAATAGGGATAGATTTGATTCTATCCCTACTTTTTAGCTATGCTCTAACATCATGTACAACTGGTGAAAGATCTTGGACTCTGCTTCCTATCGCTATAGGTGGCAACCATCTGATCACAAGTTTTCTGTTTCCTGCCTTTTCACTCCCTATCCAGAAATGATGCCAGTGTGCGCGGCGTACATGTGGAGTCTTTTTACTTCCTGCGGCAGAGGGTAGTGTATCAAGGTTTTGTTCATTTGCTTCTGTCTTGTTCTTGTATACATTGATTTCCCTAACGTTCCTTATTTCAGCTCCCACACGGTATCCTGCATCCAATACCTTAGGAATCTCCTTTGCACCAGAACGAGTATATTTCTTTCTTGCTTTCTTGTTTTCTTCATTCTCGACAATATCTACATTCTGTGATAATACAAACAGAATCATTTGTATTGTACTTTGAAATATTTCGCGATCTTTTCTATATGTTTCTTCAAATTTCTCCGAAAACTCCGGCAGCCCCACTCTTTTATAGTTATCAATTCCGCTGGAAATTGTATGATCTATACATTTTTGTAATTTATCAGACGATAAGGTTAAAAAATAGCTCCTTGATTCAATTCTGTTTTCATCGTCATTAAAGAAAAGCCTTTCAATCCTTAATTCATATAATTTAAATTCAAAATCATAATTCAAATATGTAAACCTTGATTCGTCACCAACTTGAAGACATAAACATTTATATGGCAAATGAAGTAACATGTTTACCGGAACTTTTTTCTATTCCTTCTGTTTCTTTTAATTCACTATAAAAATCTTCATCAAAGCGATAAATTACTTTTGATAAATCCCACGTTGCCACTGCTGAAATCAATCCTGCAGTGGCATTTCTAAGCCTTTTGAAATACTTCGCATCTGGCTCCCCCATGCGTACTTTTTGGATTTCTAGCAATATTTTATCATTAGGACAGTACACAATATTTTCGTCCCATTTCGCACCTTGAGCTTTAAAATCCTCAATCGCAGCTTTTACTTGATCAGCCAAATCGGGTTCAGCCTTTAAAAATCCTTTGTACAGTTCTAGTGCCAGGATTCGTTTATTCTCAACTTTCTTCTTTCTCTTTGCCATTTTGTCTCCTATTTTCTTCCAGTGCCATTTTAACATCCTCTTCGGTCTTTTCAACTGGTAACTCTTCCAATCGCCAGCCCTTATAAGTATACACTGGCCTAGATCTCCGTGAAGACACACCACGTAAACTACTTGCAATTGCAGTAAAACCACCACGCACGCGTCCAGCTGCAATATTTTCTGGTACATCTTCATCAAAGAACCTTCGGCAATTTCTTCTAGCCCAATCCTTCAACGATACTGCTATATAGTAATTTCCTAGAGGATCAATTAAAATCCATTTTTTAGCAGTTCTGTTTTGCGGTCCCGGTTGTCCTTCTGGCAAAGCATGAGCCGCTTTAGTTGCTTCTTTTGCAAATCGTTCGCGAGCCGCTTTTACTAATTGACTTTTCTTTTGAGCTTCAATTAGAGCAGGCGGCATAGGTGTCCCCTTTGGCGTACACAAGCCGTGTTTCTTTCTTAATTGTGCCGCACATTTAGCAGAACAACATTGTTTTGTATCACTCGGATGCCAAATAAATGGCTTTCCACATATTACACAGTTGTGGTATTTACGTCTTCTTACGCATCCACATGTTACACATCTATAAAAGTGAGATGCCTGCATTTCTTTTATATTTCCGCATTTTAAGCATTTCACTTTCCAAAGGCTTATTCTTTTTCCAGTGTTAGGACTAGCGTATTTATTTTCGGAAGCTCCCAGCACCACCAAATCTCCATGCCGTTCGCCTGTTAAATCTTTCTTTGTCATTGATAACTCCTTTCCCTTGTCAATATGCACTATTATAAGATAGCAGTACTGTTTGTACATTGTAAGTATTATACAAAAAGTTCTTGACTTTTTCAAGCCATCACGCTATCTTAAAAATGAAGATGATATTTATTCCGGCTTCGGTCGCTATTCACAGGCAGTGAACCGTCTGTGTGGATTGAAATAAAATTATAATTGTACGTGCGAGTACAGAGAACGTCTGTTTAAACATGCTTCATATCCTCCTATCAAATACTTCCATAGTACAGTGCAACCACCATACCGCCGAAGATCAGCACACTGAGTAGCAAGTCACCAACGCTCTTTGCTACTGTATCAAGCATTTTTTTCATGCTTTTCTTTTTTAATCGTTGCCTTGAATCCTCTTGACCTTTGGCAGAGAATAGCACGCTCTGCACTGCTGCGCATCTTCTCAATCTGCAGGCTTGATTCCCAGATTACCTTCATTTTATCACCTCTTTCCGTGTCACGCAACCTTTTCAATAATAACAACCGCCGACAGTGGCGCTTCATATCTGAAAAAATCGGCTGCATTTTTAAACTGTGAATCCATCACCGGGATATATTCGTCTGGGTAGATGTGAGCTGTAGAAAACTGAATGCAGCCCGGATTCTTTACGGATGCGTGCAGTATGCGTTGCTCTGTGTATGCCTTGCCGTCAATTTCGTGCTGCACTTCCCAGTGTGCCACCACACCTGGAGTCTTTACCGCCTCGAATACTCGTGCCCATGACACAAGGGCCACAGCGTCAAGGCTTGCAATCTCTTTCTCAAGCTTCTCCAGCTCATCACCGTGAGCCTTGAAAAGCTGCAGATGCAGCTCTCGCGGCGCGGCGCTGATAGATACCGTCTGTAAAATCATCGTTCGCCCTCGCTTTCTTCTCTCAACAGTTTCACAGCCTCCATCTGTGAGTGTTCGCCATACCACTTAACCGGCTTATGAAATGCCACTGCAAGCGCGGAAATCTCACCAGATGCACGCAAAAATTCACGCACCTTCAAAAAAGTTCTGCATATGTTCTTCGTATGTATTCATGTTTTACCTTCCTTCCTTTTGTACAGTATCTATATTATTTTGTAGATATTGTTATTGTCATATAGCCATTTTTTATTATCTCCGTGATGCTTGCCAAATGTGGCAAGTAGTGCATGACGCCGTTTCGTGTAGCTCTCAAATCTTTTACCGGATCACCCCGGCACTACAGGGGTAACGGACCCCCAGACGGTCTTTCCTTTATCCTGTCAGTTTTTACCGTACTTGCCGCAGCTTTCCGCACCGCCTGACCTTTACAGCCTTTAACCTTTTTCGCTGGTTTCCATCTCGTATGCAATCGGTTGTGTTAGCAGATGCATAAGCTGCTAGATGTCCAGACGATTATACAGCTTTCTGGATCTCGTGCCGTTTGCGGACGTTAGCGCCTCCGCATTTGCGGTTGATGTTTTTTCCCTTGTATTTTGACGGCGTCGCTCTTGTCTCAACCTCTTGCCAACCTCGCCGGGGTTTATCGCAGCACCTGCGCCGGGTATAGATCACTTATAACCGCATGGGTAGCCCTCACCGGAGGCGTTCACACCGCCCAAATAGCGTCCCCAGGTCGTGAACCTCGCCGCCTAAAGCGGAGAAACGCAAAACTTAAAATTCCTTAGCGTAGCTTTCAGCATCTGCCAGAGTCCGGCACAACTTGCAAATATTACTGTATTCACCATCTACAAAAATCTGCACACTGTAACCATAACCGCGAAGTCTTGCCGGGTGAGTGTCGCCCAGCAAGACAATTTTTGTTGTGATCATCGCTTTCCTTTCTCTCTTTCAAGCCATTTTCCGGCCAATTCGCCTTCTTGCTCAGTTGCCTTTGTAATTTTTCCATCTGGATATACGCGGAAGGCGTGCCACTTGTAAACCCCTACAAAATATACAACGTCTTCCTCACTCATACAGGCGTAAAAATCCTTGTACATGTCAGCACTGTAAAAATCAGCGTGTTCCTTGCCATAGCTCAGAACCTCGCCTGCAGTCTTTAAAAACTTGCCGTTTCCGGCATAGCACCAGCCGCGGCCGCTGTCCTTCGTCCAGATCTGGACGTTATAGCGGAAACCGTGCGCCATAGCTGGGGCGTTCTCACTTAACTTAATAATGTGTAATGTTGTCATAACTTTTCCCTTTCTTGCCTGCCATCATCAGCGCTGGGAGGCAATCCCCAACGGACGCCCAGCCTTGGGCGTTTCGGCTTAAATCTCTTCTATTTCATCAATGTAAAAATCAACCATATCAACCGCGGCTGTAAAGCGCTGCTGGACAGAAAAGCTAAATCCAAAATCTTTATCATACATGGCCGAAGCGCTTGTAGCTACATAATAAAAGAGGTCTGCCGCCTTGTCTTTATCAAAGGTCCCCTTTCTTGCTTTTTTTCTGAGGTTTTCGATACTCGGCTTAATCTGGCGATCATACAAAACGCCTGAGTTAGTAGCATATAAAAACAGCTCTCTTGCTTCATCGGATGCCTTATAAATCATATTTTTTGTTCTCTTCATATTTTTACTTCCTTTCTGTGTTTGTTGTTTTCCTTGTTTCTGACTGTATTATATAACAACGTACGTGTATATACAATAGTAATTTTATATAAATGTACGTGTATATTTTTGTGCATTATGTACGTGTATATTTTTATCTTTATAGTGTATAATTATGCTAGAGGTGGAAAAGAGCCTTTATAATATAAGAAAGGAAAGAAAAACGTATGGCAACATCAGACGCACACAAGCAAGCTACTATAAGATACGCAAGTAAGACTTATAAGCGCGTGCCGCTCGATTTGCGGCATGAAGATTACACCAGACTACAAGAGGCGGCAGCAGCTACAAGCCTATCAGTCAACGGATACATAAAAGCCGCGATAGCTGAAAAAATCAGCCGCGATAGCATCCGATCAGCGGCACCAGATGCAGAAGGACCTGCAGCACCTGTGGCAGAGCCGGAGCCGTCCAGCCAGAAGACCAAGAGCCAGACGCCAGACCTGGAAGCGGTAGACCTGCAAAGGCTCTTGGCTGATGCACGGTATCAGCTTGATATTATGGATATATACGGCCAGGAGCAGACGCAGCGCTTACTTGATCAGGCGCGGAGCAAATAAAAAGGTGGGCATTTTCGCCCACCTTATTTTTTTAAATGAAATAATATTTTCTTACTGTTTTTTCCGTTCTGTTAGGGCTGATGCTTAGTAACTCGTCTGGAAGATATCCGGCCTTTGTATAGCCGCAACTTACTTTTTCGTATCCGCCTAAGTCTTTAAAAAATTGTACTGCATCAAATACATTAAAAACATAAGTTGCCGATACTTCTTTTTCTTCTTTTTTCACTTCAACCCAACGCGTGCCGCGCTTAGCATAGGTTGTTTTTTCTTCTAAAATCTTGCCGCCGAAATCCTGGAGACTAGAAATATTTGGATATTTCTTAAAAAGCTTTCTGTAAGTTTTTGCTAATTCTGAATATAACATTGTTTTTTTCCTTTGCTTGATGTATAATCAAGCTACCTTTCTTTTTTTTGATTGGTGCCGGTTGCGTTTGCTTGGTAGGTAGTGCAACCGGCTTTTTTGTTTACACCCTTATTATATCACTTTTAAAAGTTATGTCAAGACTTTTTATAACTTTTTTTCGTTATATTTTTTCTTGACTTTTTGCCACGGAAAAGCTACTATATATATGTAGTGATACACCAAACGCGAAAGGAGAGTACTACAAGTATGATAAAGTTTAAATTTGATGTAGCCGGCGCACTGGCTACCGCAGGCGTTACAGCCTACACAGCGCAGAAAAGCGGTATTTTATCACAGGATACATGGCGAAAGATTAAGGCAGGAGATACACATATAAGCCTTGAGGCTATTAACCGTATATGCTGCATTTTGCACATGCAGCCGGAACATCTTATATACTATGCACCAGACCAAGCCGAAGAAGAAAAAATTTTAAAAAACTTTCAAAAAAAGTCTTGACATAGTAACTTTTTTAAGTTATACTAAAGGCACAAAGAGAGAAAGGAAGCCCCATAGGGGCAAAGGTAAAAAGATATGAAGATGACAGACGGAAAAAGACTCATAGAAATTACTATGAGAGTATGGAGCAATGGCCAGTATAACCAAGACCTCAGCGTTGGCCTTTTAGTTGATGGCTCTTTTAAGTATGGTCAAGAGGCTTATAAGGTGGATAGCGTCGATGACGTCATTGATTATGCTTTTGACTGGCAAAATTGCACAGGTGATTTTGTCGATGATGAAGACCCAGACAACAACCGCCGCGTTGATGTTGATATAATTTCTGATTCAAGCCATGAAAAGCCGTATGATGAGTTCACAGCGAGAGCGCAGCAAGTAAAATCTGACGCACTGGCAACGGATGAGGCTGTCAGCCTTTTTGATGGGGGATGGCGAAGCAGTGACTATTACCAGCTGATGTTTGAGCGTAGATGTGACAAAGAAGAAGCCGCCGGCATCTGTGCAGCACTTGCCACTTTTGAGCAGTAATTCGCACCTGCCCGGCAAGGTTAGAGCCGGGAGAAGGAAAGATATGAAGCGCGAAGACTTTAAAAAAATTATTAAGTTGCGCAGCTTTTGGAAGATAGATAAGCGCAAAGGAGATTATAAGCTGCCAAGCGGTGATAAGTTGTCAAAATATATCAGAAAGCTTGTTATTTCTCAAATGCAGCTTGATAATCTGCTGATTGGTGAAAATGGTGATCTATTTCCAGGATCTGGGGGCACTGTAAACAAAGAGTTAAAGCAAATTAACGACTATACAATTTTTCATTTAGGTCCGGTTCCAAACGAGGTTTGCACGTGGGAGCAGATGGAGGAACGAATTGATCATTTAATTTTTGAAATGTTACACTAATCAAAAAGTGGAGCCACAAAGCTTCACTTTTTCTTTGCCCATTTTCAGACATTCAGCCGTAAATTTTTAATTTGTGCAACTTGCACTTTTAAAAATATTTAACTTGATTTATACCTCATATTGTTGTATTATGTAGTTAAGCTACTATATATAGTATTTATATGTAGCCTAGATATGGATATATAGAGTATATAGCCCATGATCGGAAAAGATTTCAAGCCGTGCTGAAACACGGTGCTTCTTTTTCTGGTCGTGGGCTTTTTCTTTTCCCCAGGCCTACAGCTTTTTCCGTGTCGCTTCCTTATATATAATATATACAGTATATATATTTACTGTATATGTATATGGTATATATATTTAATATATTATCGGTATATTTAATATATTATCAGTATATTTATATTATATTTATAATTATATGGTGTATATGTATATAATATCTGTATATGTACAGTGTATATAATATATATTGTCTGATAATATATATTATATGTACAGTATAGGTATATATGTACAATATATATAAGGTGAGTATGTATAGATACAGTATGTATAAGGTATATGTATAGTATATCTCTATGTACTGTATAGGTATAAGTATATGTATATCTGTATGTACAGTATATAGATATCTGGTAAGTAGGTATGTGTATAGTGTATCTAAGTATATACAGATACAGAGTGCAGGAGCTGACAGTTGATCAAGTCAGAGACAGCCAACAGATGAGATATACACAGACAGGCGGCAGATGAGGACGGCACACAGTCAAGACAGACAGCCGGAACGGACACAGGTGAGAGCTGGACACGATGAGCACGCACAGAAGGGCGCTACAAGGGCACAGAAGGCGGCTAGAAGGGATTTGAAGGGGAAAGGCTAAGATATAGCCACATATACGCACGACAAAAAGAAATACAGGGAAAGGAGGGCTACAGAATGCCAAGAGGAGGGAAACGAATGCCAAGCTATAGGGATATTGCAGAAACCATGGACGGAGACGAACTGGACGCTATCCTTGACGTATCTCTGCAGGGGCTAGCTAGAGCACGTGAAAAAGGTTCACAGCCCATGTATAGCAACTCTCCCGAAGGGCTAAAAAGTTTCAAGCACGACTCAGAAGAGTATCTGACATTTGTCCGAAACGTAAACAAAACCCCAACGGAAGGCGGAAAGCTGCGCCTAGTGCCTGATATAGAGTCCTGGGCGGCATTTTTGGGAGTTACGCGGCACATGATCACGGGCTACGAAAAGCGCAGCAGTGATTGGAAGTCTACTATAGATGCGGTAAAAGGCGTTATAACAGCTTGCAAGAAGCAGCTTGCATTTACTGGCAAAATGCCACCAGTGCTTGCAATTTTTGATCTTACTAACAACTCCGACTATGTCAACGCATCGGAGTTCCGGTTATCAGCTGAGGCAGCACCAGAAGCCAAGCAGATAACAGCGGAAGAGTGGGAAAAAGTCATTGATGCAGAGCCAGAAGCCCCTAAACTATCGGATTTTAAATTGTCTGACGATTTAAATTAAGATTAGTCAAGGTTTCTTGATCTGTGTTAATCTCTCAGATGGTATACAGTTCGTATAATGTTTGTTTTACGAACTTTTAACGGTCAATGGTACGTATACTCAGACCAGGACAGCAAAACACTGTTGCTTTTGTATATACAAATACGCACAATTTAGGTTTTGCCGCCATAGGATCAGGAGCCGCGACCAGCTGCCAGATGATCACGCGAAAAGGGGGTGTAGGGGTCTTAGAGCGTGCCCCCGGCATGGGGCTACTTAGTCCCCAAAATATTTTTCCAAAATAAAAAGCCCCTTTTAACTCGTAACTACACATATGGCAAAGATAGGGAATCGCGACCCGAAAGCTGTGAGCCTTGACAGTTTCTTTGCCATAATACCAAGGCATACCAGGAAGGTAGGTGTTTATATGAATAATATAAAAATATTTGAAGAGAATGAATTTAATAAAATCAAAGACCTTCAAAAAGAGAAACCTAATTCTGTTGTGGGAATTATATATGCTATTGGGTATGGAAATGGAGTCAGCAAAATTGGAATGTCCTCATTTCCAGCAAACAGAACTTCTATCTTAACACATTACATCAATGACTACATGCAATGCCCAGTAGATAAAATTCTAATCAGTCCATGGCATACAAACTATAAAGAAAACGAAAAGAAACTACATCAACATTTTTCAAAGTTCAGGATTCCAAATACAGAAGTATTTACTGTAAGTGTGGATCAGATTGCCAAATTCATAGTTTCAGATAACGGCATTCTATTTGAAGATAATTCTGAAGAAATATTAAAGGACATTGAACAAAGTGGAAAAGCGTTAATCGAATTTGGGAAGTCCCTTCTCAGAGGAGATTTTTATTCTTCAAAATCTGATTTTGAAGAGATGTATGATGCCATGTTAGACGATGCGGATTCCCTAACAGAAGAGATTATATTCACAGCAAGAGTGCTAGTTGATGATTATAGAGCTGCGCTAGAAGACAACATGGAAGCAGAGCTTTCAGCACTAAAAGCTCGATTTGTCGAAAAGTGGATCGAACATGGTCTAATCGACGAAAACGCAATAGCTGCCAAAAATTTATCAAGCCAATGAAAATATCAACCAAAGAAATAACCGATGAATGTCAGCATTGCGGTGACATACTGGTTTGCCAGTTGTGCCGTGAAGGACACGGAATCAATCGTGAACGAATAAACGTTACCCAAATGGTTACATGCCAGATAGAACACAAGAACAGGAGGTTATCTAATGAGAATCATTTCACAGTGTAAAACCAAATCTGTTGAGTTTTGTAACGTTGCTTTGCTGAGACGTGATGAAACTATCTTTGCAAGGACTGCAAACCAAGACATGGTACTTGCAGAGTATAAGACTCCAGCCAGAGCAGCCGAGGTATTTGAGGAATTAAATATTTCTGCTTCTAACTTCTCGGCATATATCTACTACATGCCGGAGGAATAAGTAATGAACGACACAAAGTTAGTTTTAGTTAAATTTATTGACGGCACAAGCAAAACAATAGAAGCTTATTATAATCCACAAGACGGATACTATGGATATCTAACCAAAAAAGAATTGTTTTACGTATCTTGCACTTCTAGCTTAAAAGCTCTCTTCCCTCGTGAGTTTGTCAAAGCAATATCCTTTTTGGATGAACAGGAGGAGTAATGGCTACAAAATTTGAAAATGCAACAACATGGTTACAAGGTGTTATTTCTGGATATCAAAAGCAGATCAATGATCTCTCAGCTGTGCCTAATCCAGATGCAAATAAAATAAAAGCATGTAAAGAGCGTCAAGAGCTTTGTCAGTACATTTTGGACTTTATGATTAAGGCTAAGCAGCAGAATGATGCAATGGCTGCTAAGACAGGTTCTCAAACTACCGCTGTAAAGCCACAGAATGCCCCACAATCAATTTCAACTCATTTAATGGCAAATACTATGGGTAAAGAACAGCTAGAGCAATTAGAGCTTGTTTTGGGGCTTGATGCTACAATCAGCTTTTGCAGAGCTGCTTTAATCTTGGAGCTTCCAGAATTTGGATCAAAAGAGGCGCTTCTTGGAACACTTAAAGATTTTACTGCGAAGCGTTAGGAGATTGTGCGAAATGATAAAAATTCTGAGGCCCGGTACAAGAAAGGAAGCTGAATGTCCAAGTTGCGGTGCACTTTTGAGCTACGATATTTCTGACATTCTTGAGAAATCGTCGCACTCAATTGCAGAAACATCATCTGCATTTTGGCTAAGCAGTAAAAATACAACTTACATCGTCTGTCCACAATGCAATAACAAAATTATTTTGTCAGCAACTCGATAAGAAGGGAGTGTCTATGAGTGATATAGATAAATGCATTTCTGTGCTAATCAAGCTTAGCAAGTCTTTTGGAATTGATGCTAAAGCTTTGCCACCGTGTTTTAACCACATAACTGTTACTTTTAATAAAAAATTATATGATGGTACTCTGCACCGCTTTAACTATGCTTTTGAGCTTTATTTGCTGGAAAACCTTGACGCTCGTCAACTTCTTGAATATTTCGAATATGTATTTTTTGATAAAATTTTGGAATATTTTATCGAATGCGAAAAAGAAGCATTCAATGCAGAGGAGTTTTTATGATTAAATTAGAACATGCTGTATTACCAAGCCCAGAACAAATAGAATTTGCTATTGAAGGTCTTCGAAATTCCTTCAATTCATGGTTTAAAAGTGATAGTCATTGGGGCTGTCTTCACCTCGGTGAAGAACGTGATTGTGATACCTGCGATAGTATCCAACCAGATAAATGTACATGGTCTCCACAATTTATAGTTGGCAAAGAAGATATGGCACTTATGCGACGTCTATCTTCATATGGTCCCGATCATCGTAAATTTATGCGTATGCTTCCGGTATGTATCAGAATTACAGCACCGCTTTATTGGTGGAAAGAAGCAGACACATATTCCGTAGGCACTTCAAAGAATAGTTGTAGCACCATGCATCGAATTGATGCCAAAGAATTTACATTAGATGATTTCTCAGCAGAGCATCTTATTGGCTTTGAAAGTGCTGAATCTGATTTCCCAATATTTCACGGGGCAGAACATTCACCAGTTAGTCTGCTGAATCAGACAATCCGTATGCTTAATTTTTACAGGCAAAAATATCTTGCTACCAAGGAAAAGAAGTATTGGTGGCAACTAATTCAACTGCTGCCTGATTCTTATAACCAGACTAGAAATGTAACGCTTAACTACGAAGTCCTTGCAAACATCTATAAAGCACGCCGCAACCATAAACTGGACGAATGGCGAGATTTTTGCAACTGGATTGAAACATTGCCGTATAGTGATCTTATCACTGGAAAGGAAACGAAATGACATTTAATGAATATCAGCGCGGTGTAATGAGAACCGCATCAGACGTAACGAAAGCAACAAAGGAAAACATGCTTATGAATGGTATCCTCGGTACTGCAGGTGAAGCAGGTGAGCTTGTTGATCTTCTTAAAAAGCAGATTTTTCAGGGGCATCCATTTGATAGAGAGCATCTTATCAAGGAGTGTGGTGATGTACTGTATTATCTGGCGCTTACTGCTGAGGCACTTGATACCTCTCTTGAGGATATTGCGATTAAAAACAACAAGAAGCTTTGGGAACGCTATCCTGATGGCTTCAAAGCTGAAAATTCGCTCCATAGAAAGGAAGGGGATATTTAATGTTTGTTCTTATTCTCCGCGTTCTGGCATCTCTTTTCAACATCTTTATGCTGACTAGCATTATAGGATGGCTGAATGAGAAAAGATCCAGGGAAAGGCTTGCCAGTGCTGTAGTACTTTCTACGTTCTTTATCATGAATCTTGTCTTGACAGCCAGTGGTTTGTGAGGATAAGATCACGCTGGGGTTATCGCCAAATGGTAAGGCACAGGATTTTGATTCCTGCACTGTTGGTTCGAGTCCAACTAGCCCTGTTGTGCCATTAGCTCAGCTGGAAGAGCACTTGACTTTTAATCAAGGTGTCGTGGGTTCGAGTCCCATATGGCACATACGGACCTTTAGCTCAATAGGTTAGGGCAGCTGCCTCATAAGCAGCCGGGTCTGGGTTCAAGTCCCAGAGGGTCCATATGCAGTTTGCAAACAATGTGGTTTTTTCTTTCTCTTGTGAAATCCCTTTCTCTTTTCCCACAAAGTAGCAACTGCAACTCCCGTGAGAATCAACCTGCGGACAAGTCAGCCGCAACCGTATAGGCGGGCTTTGGGTAGATGCGCAGAATTGGTATTGCAGCAGACTGTAAATCTGTCATCTTCGGATATGTAGGTTCGAGTCCTACTCTACCCACTTTTGCCGTGATGCCACAATGGTACTGGGCTAGTCTTGAAAACTAGTGATCTGTAAAAGGACTGAGGGTTCGAATCCTTCTCGCGGCGCTCCAGTTGCCTAGGGTAGCTCCCGAAAAGCAGAACCTGTGACTGCCTGGCAGCTGATTTGTAATCACAGGAATACATTATCGCACAGGAGGTAATAATTATGAATTTGAACAGTTTATTTGAAGATGAATATCTTTTGTATGTTGACAAAGATTTAATCAAAAAATTGAATCTACACGCAGCCATTACACTTGCAGGCTTAAAAAAATGTGTTGAAAAAGAAGATACAAATATCTTTGATGAGAATGGAATCTTTAATGAAAAACATCTCCAGCAAAAATACCTCTCGTTTTTTTCACTAAAAACAATACATAGAAGCATAAAATTTTTAAAGTCTCACGGATATTTAAGCCAAAAACAAATGCCTTCTGAGAAAATAAAGGATTCGATGCTTAAAGCAAAAGCAAATCCAAAATATATTTGTGAATGGTGTAACTGCGGTTGCAATGTATTAAACGAGCATCACTACCCTGTTCCCAAAAGCAAGGGCGGCACAAAAACTGTAAAAATATGTCCGAATTGCCACTATGAATTTCATTCTATGGAGAAAAATATTTTCCTTAGCTCGGAGGTGGCAAATGAACTATAAAGAATTGCTTATAAACAAAGACAAAGTTGTTATGACAAGTGTTGATCTGGCGGTTATAATTGGCGATTGCGAAGAAGCCATAGTGCTTAACCAAATCAGTTATTGGTTAGAAAAATACAAAGAAGTCAACCATAATCTGAAAGACGGGAGATACTGGGTATATAATTCATACCAGAAATGGCACGAAGACAACTTCCCATTTTGGAATCCATCTAAGATCAAACGCATCTTCCATTCCTTGGAAAATAAAGGCTTGCTTATCTCTGCAAACTACAACTCGGCAGTATTTGACAAAACAAAATGGTATACAATTGATTATGATAAGCTGCAGAGCATGACAGACAATTATGAAAGCAAGAAGAAGTCTCAGAAAGTTATTAAAGACGTGTTGGTCGAAGATGAGCCACCGTTGGTCAAAAATGACCAATCGTTGCCTGCTAGTGACCAACCAATACCAGAGAATACTACCAGAGAATACAATACAGAAAATACTGTTAAAGAACATGCTCTATTATCAACTAAAGTTGACAATAGAGATAAATACATAGACAGCAGAAATGAAAAACTGGGACCGGTGGACATGAAAGACATTAAAGGCAAAAAAGAAAGAACCTACTGTTGATCCAGATGATTTTATCAAATCTAAGGAGTCAGTTCTTAAAGATGAGCTTCACAGACTGTATTCAAGCAATCCTAGAAACATCTTTACTACAGAGCAACAGGAAAATGACTGGGTTGACAAGGAATATAACAGCCTGACTGCTATTATTTTTGAGTTTAACCACCAATACAAAGCATCTACAGGCTTTGACGCTAAGAATCTATCAGACGAGAGCCTTAAACGAGTTGCAAGGAACTATATCAAGTCACAAGAATCTTTGAAAGATGACTATGATGACCTTCAAAGCAATAAGGTTTTGATTGAAGAGTATCTAAAAACTGATTACGGCAGCAAACATGGAGTGATTGTAAAGAGTTTATCACACTACATGTCTGGCAGCATCCGAGAAATGTTGTTTTATAAACACTTGTATTAACTTGCTAGCTATATACACGTACATTATGCTAGCTATATATGTACGTTGATACAAGTATACACGTACACTAGGAGGTGTAAATGCAGAATATAGAAATCAACTTTGGGGTTCGTCCATGTATTGTAACTCAAAATGGCGAAGAAAAGAAAGCGTTATTCCATATGTGGGAAAATTTTGCAAAGCCTGTTGCAGCGGATTTGTATATTGGTGGTTGTCCTGAGGGACAAATGAGCATGATATTTGGACTTGTAGAGTATGATGATGGCACGATGGGCGAGGTAAATCCGAGCCAGATTCGATTCGTTGACAATAAGATCAAAGACTATGCATTTGAGGAGGGCTGATTCATGGTGAAATATAGACCACACAGAGGAGCATTATGCGACGCAATGGCAGAAATGAGAATCTTTGATTCTGTCGAAGATATGTTCCACTACATTGTCGAAGACTGGAAAGCATATGGAAATCCATTTGATATTGGAGATTTGACCATAACGTGTGATGAAGGAAAAGACGAGCGCATTAACTGGAAGGAAGGCAGATATGTCTGCACTAGACGAATGCGAGAAAAGATTTTTGACACGCCGCAGTGTATTGGAATGTGTTCGATTGAATCGTAGAACGGATATAATAACATGATGATTGCAAATAAAGTAAATGTAATGGGACAGGAATACCAAATTGTAAAAGTAAGCCGTGACCAGTATAAGCAATGCGATATCGCGGACGGATGGTGTGACGCTTACGGCAAGAAGATTTACTATGTAGACCCTAATACAGATCCAGAACATGATTCAATGGCGACATCGTCAGAAGAACTTGTAAAACATATTTTACAGCACGAAATTGTCCATGCGTTTCTCACTGAATCGGGACTTGCAATTAGCTCATACAGCATTGTCGGTGCATGGGCGATGAACGAAGAGATGGTTGACTGGATTGCATGGAATGGTGAGAAACTGTATCAGGCGTGGAAGGAGGCAGGATTAGTTGATTAAAGATGATTTGCAAACAAAAGTTGTGGAGCAAGCCGCCCTTATAGCGGCGGCACTCAAAAAAGGTAAAGATGTTGAGGTACGGCGAACCGCAGCTGGAATCAGTGTTGCCGAAGTTAGCAAGAAGGTGGTGTACCGATGATTATTGACTACATGAAAAATGTTGACTGCCTCATTGGTATGAAAGATATTCCAGGCAAATCTATTGATATGGTCTGTGCAGATTTGCCATATGGAATAACTCATAATAAATGGGATGCTGCTATTCCACTGGCTGAGCTTTGGGAAGGAATTGACAGAATCATCAAAGACGCAGGTGCTATTATATTGTTTGCGAGTGGAATGTTTACTGCTGATTTGATGCAAAGCAATAGAAAAAATTGGAGATACAATCTAGTGTGGGAAAAGAATCAGCCGACTGGTTTTTTAAATGCAAACCGAATGCCACTCAGATCACACGAGGATATTTGTGTTTTTTATAAAAAAACTCCTACATACAATCCGCAAAAGTCTACTGGTAATCCCAGAAAGGTAAGCAAAGCAAACCATAAACTAAACTGTAAGGAAACAACAAATTATCAAAAATACAGTTTAACAACTTACGATAGCACAGAGAGGTATCCAAGATCTGTATTAAGGTTTCCAAAAGATGTTCAGAAATCAGCTGTACACCCTACGCAGAAGCCACTTGCACTTATTGAATATTTGATTAAGTCGTATAGCAACCCAAGCGATACAGTACTTGATATCTGCGCCGGAAGCATGACAACTGCTATCGCAGCTGTGAACACTGGTCGCCATTACATTTGTTTTGAAAAAGACCCCGATATTTTTTCAAATGGCGTAAAAAGATTTAACGAATCAACCAATGGAGGACATGGACAATGAAATTAAAAAGACTAATCGCTACCCTTGCAACCGCAGCAATATTTTCTAGCGCAGCCATTGGCTGCAACACTGAAGCTAATAAGGTAAGTGCTAATATTTCCGCACAAGCAGACAATTTTAATATTACCAGAAAGCTTACTGTTCTGAACGCAAGAACCGATACAGTCCTTTTGGAGCTGACTGGAACATTTGCATTAAAGAACAATTCATCAAATGAACTCGAAGTCATTATTGAGACTGCCGAAGGCAAATATCAGAAAGATTACGTGTATTTGAATGACTACACTATGTACGTGGTCGAAGATATCTCTGGTTCAGAGGTAGACAAATACTGTTATGAGATCAATTTCTTGCCTGAATGGGGACTCAAGGCAACTCATCATGAGTAAACTTTACGTTTACATAGTAAACATATGTAATACATTCGATTTTAAAGGGCCATAACAAGAGTTTGGAAATGAATTTTGCTGCACTAAAGCTTGAAAAGCCTAGAAATCTGTCACCAAACACTTAGGAAAGGAGAAAAAAATCTTTTATGACATACGAAGATGCCTTAAAAGCCTCAGAAAATGGTCTAAATGTAATGATATGGACAGGAGAGGAGTATCTACGCCTAGAAGAAGCAAAAGAATTTCTGAATTGTTCTTCTCATGTAATTCGAAGTAGTGAAGAATACAAAGGATACAAAAAGTTTTGCGAAGCTATTCAAAGCGATAAATGGAGTACTTATACAGAAATAGATCTTAGATGGGAACTTAGAAATTATCGAAAGCGTTTTGAACGCCTGAGTCGCATACAAGATGATTTTTTAAAAGAACTACTCGGCAGCAATTATACAGCCCGGTATTCCAGTGAGCAAATGATCGTTGCCGATGCATTCAACACTCTTTATAGCCTAAAACGCAACCAAAAAATATTTATGTTTACAACTATTGTATTCTTAGCAACAACAATTATAGCCTTAATAGTTTAAAGGAGGAGTACACATGAGATTTTCAGAAGCATTTGGATTGATGAAACAGGGTGCGCTGATAAAGCTTCCGTCATGGGCAGGCTATTGGTACTGGTCCAAAGAAAAGCAGACCATCATCATCCACACAAAAGATGGTGAGGAGTTTGATATTAGAAAAACAGCTAATCCAGATTATACTTTTTCAAACATTGCATCCGATGATTGGATTGTTTGGCATTTGAACAGTGAGAGCCTTAACAGCAGAGCTAAGATAGCTATGATTTCGCAACCAATTTGTGGTAAAACCATTGAAGAAATTAAAGCCACAAGAGAAAAAGCCGTTCAAGCTTTAAAAGAAATGGGGTATGAACCTATAGATGTTCCTTTTTTAGAAGAATGGTACAACTCCAAGGCTTCTCTTGAGCAAAGTAGCGTAGTCACCATTCCTGAATATTTTGTTGCTGAGCTTTTTATTCGCATAACCCGTTCTAGCGCAATTTACTTTTGTAAAGGATGGAAAAACGCGGTTGGTTGTTGGCTCGATCATAATGCTGCTTCGGCATACGGCTTAAAAATTATTTACGAGGAATAGGAGAGCAAATAAATGATTGTTACAGGCATGGCACACTTTCAGAATGTGTGCAAAAGAAAATTGTCAGAATGGTATGACAAGCAAGAGGGAGTAGAAAAGATTACTCCAGATAATGTTTTCGTTGTATGGAGTTGTAAGACTTTGCAAAATTACAAGTTACTGGCAGCCACCACAGTGTCGGGAGATGGAGTTTATGCCGAGTATACTTACAACGGCGACAAACAGGAACTGTACGAAGACGTGTACAAGAAAGTACAGAATACATGCCACAAGGAGGAATAAGAAAGATGAAAGCAATGCTATCCCAGCCAATGGCTGGCAAAACTGATGAGGAAATTGTTGCAACAAGAGAAAAGGCTGTTACAGCTTTAGAGGCGAAGGGCTATGAAATCGTAAACACTCTTTTTACAGACGAGTGGTACAGCAACGAGTCAATGAAGGAACGCGGTGTTGTACAGATTCCACTCTGTTTCTTGGCAAAGTCTCTGGAGAACATGAGCCTGTGCCATGCTGCATATTTCTGTAAAGGATGGGAAAATGCTCGTGGATGCCGTATCGAACATGATGCGGCAGTTAAGTATGGGCTAGATATCATCTACGAGGAGGATTAAGCACTATGGATTTCAGAGCTGCATTTTCCAATATGAAAAAAGGCATTCCAATGAAAAGAAAGAAATGGAATGATGTCTGGTACTACGATAAATCAAAGAAAATCTTAATGGGGAAACACGATTCAGGAAAGCTTGAAGAACTTTTCAATATTCCTGACACTGCTAATATGACTTATATTTTTATGGGAATGTTTGCAGAAGACTGGGAAATTGCGAATAATCCTAATGAATCGCAAACAGCTAACGGAAAACAATTATTCACATTTAGCAAAGCGCTAGATTTACTAAAGCAAGGTTATAAAGTCGCCCGAATGTGTTGGTATGGAAGTGGACGTTTTGTTTTATATCGCAAAGGCTTGCCAGCTGGTCATCCTTGTGATATAGGCACAGTGGATGCGTATTTAGAAGTTGATAACGGAGAAGGGCTTCTTAATTGTGATCCATATCTTCAAATGCGTTATATTGACGGTTCGCTTGCGATGTATCTCCCAAGTGTGGAAGATCTTTTAGCGGAAGATTGGTATATTGAATAAAAATGATGGGAGGAAAATGGAGAATCTAAAATATTGTGCTCCACAAAGCAACTTAGCCGATGGCATACAAAAGATACCTGCTGAAAAAATTCAATTTCGATATTTTCCAACAGGAATAGAATCAGAGAAGTCGGACTATTACAAGCTAGCCTGTTTATATATGGGGCTTACAGAAATGTACGACAGAAGCTTGACTGATGAAAGAAGCCGCTTTGATAATACTGAGGCATTTGTTGGTAACCAACATATATATCATCTTAGCCAAGTATACAGTTGTTATGTTCGAAAGTCTATAATAAATACTTATTTTGTGATGTGGAGCGATGTCCGAGAAGAAATAAAGAAACATCGCCGTTACTCTGCTCAACAATGGGTAGATGAATATGAAAGAATATGGAATCAGCACGGAGGAAATTAAATGGTTAGAGTAGGATCAGCAAGAATTGATGAGAATGGAAAAGTGATAGGTGGACAGTCAGGCGACCAGACAGGGCAGGAAGTGGCGATTGAGCCATGGTATCTGCACGATAAGGGCTGGGTTATAATCCGCGCAAAGGATGCAGCAGTGCGTGAGCGCATTGCACAGTGCATGGAAGCAGCGTGCGCAAATAATAATATCGGTTACGATCAGTCTACATCTTGGGATTTGTACGACAAGGCTAAGCAGTACGGATGGGATTGCAGCAAGGTTAACACGCCAGTGGAGACAGACTGTAGCAGCCTTGTACGTGTATGCGTGGCATATGCTTTGCAGCGCGACATTCCGTGGTTTTCTACTGCCAACGAAGTTGAGGTTTTGTATGCTACAGATGAATTTGAAATCATCCGTGAGCCAAAATGTACAGAGTCCTCAGCATATCAGATGCGTGGAGATATTCTGTGTACAACTGTACAGGGACATACTGTAGTAGTACTGGATGATGGCTCTAAAGTGGAGTGCGAGATTATCTCAACTGGTAACACTACACTCTGTGGCAAGGGCATTGGAACAGCAGTTGCGCTCACACCTATGAACATCCGCACAGGGGCAGATACATCTGCAAAGAAGCTCGATACAATCAAAACTTCTGTAGCCGTAGAAGTCCTTGAAATCACCGCTTCTGGTTGGTATAAGATTGTATGGCCGGGAGAGGCTTGTGGATATGCCTTTACAAAGGCAGGAAGCGGCTATTACAGCTATTCTGCAAATGCTAACGCACAAGTTATAAACTTAGGTGATAAGGTCCAATTTACGGGCAATAAACAGTATATGTCGGCATGGGCCGATAAGCCAATTACTGCAGTTCCAGAGGTTGCAACTGTAACAAGTATTTGTGAGAGTGGCAAGCATCAGTATCACATCATAGGCGATAACGTCTACGGCTGGGTAAACAGAGAAGACATAGTAAGAAAATAATTAAAACGGCATAATCAAAATGGTGATTATGTAACAGCCAAAATGGAGGCTCTTCTTTAAGTGTTAGGAAAGGAGGAGCCTCTTTTTTGTTAGAATTAAGACAACACAAAGAACGTGTGGAGAATATACAGCGCCAGATCATCATGCAGCCTACATACAGCCAGCTCAGCACCTTATGTGGCGGAGCAAGACTGATTCTGCTTGACGCTAATGAGTTTATACCAAATCGTGATTTCAAGAATCTTGATGCGTATAGAGGGTATGGCGACCATGTAAATAGCTATGTCAGGTGGTACTGCAATCGCAACAGAAAAGTAGAGGGTGACGAGTGGGACAAACTGTATTGGCAGACTTATCTGAATGGTGCACGAGCAAGAATATTCAATGATTATTTACTATTCTTAGAACACAAGCGCGAACCTCGAAAGATGTTCTACAAGCCCAAAATTAAACAGTTTGAGAAGTTCCAGCTTATAGAATCTTATCAAGGTATGCTTGATGATAAGTACGACATTTTGTGTATATCCATGCCGCCTGGTACGGGCAAGGCACAGCCATTATATTCAAAGGTACTTACTCCGAACGGTTTTGTTCGGATGGGCGATTTAAAGGTTGGCGACAAAGTATTTGCTGCGAATGGCAATGAATCAACCGTAACTGGAATCTTTCCTCAAGGTTTGCGTAAAATTTACGAAATAACGCTTGAAAATGGTTATAAATGTAGAGCATCTGATAATCATTTATGGTTATCAATTTACGAAACTTCACTTGGAGTTTTTGAATGTCAAAAAGTTGTAGAGACTTCAAGAATGCTTTACAAACCAACTCACTTTTACATACCTTGCATTTCTGGTGAAAACTTCAACCATTTTGAATACTGTAGAATAAAATCAATTAAATATATCGGAGATGATGAGTGCCAGTGTATATATATTGATGATCCGTCACATTTATATGTCACTGACGATTATATTGTTACGCATAACACAACCCTACTCAAGTTCTTCCATTCAGCCGTAATTGGTTGGTTTCCAGACGATTACAGCCTGTTCTATTCACACTCAGGTGATATCACACGTATGTATTACGATGGTGTCTATCAAATGGTTGATGATGCACTTGAGTACGCTTGGCATGATATCTTCCCAGACTTAAAAATTACATCAACAAATGCATTGATGCAACAATTCAATGTCGGAAAATACAAGCCATTTCCATCTTTGCAAACAACATCTGTAGGCGCGAAGAGTGCCGGAAAAGTTCGTGCAAGCAAATTTTTACTTACCGATGATATGATAGGTAGCCTAGAAGAAGCCTTGAACAAGAACTACCTCGACAAGATGTGGGGAGCTTATACTGTAGATGCATTGCAGCGAAAAACAGTTGATAGCAATAATAATCCTTGCAAAGAGATCATGCAAGCAACACGTTGGTCAACTCAAGATGTTATTGGAAGGCTGATAGATATATACGATGGAAACAACCGCGTAAGGGTTATTTCTATTCCTGCCACAGACCCGGAGACAGGTGACAGCAACTTTGACTATGCAATAGGTGGCTTTACAAAGGAGTTCTTTGCAAAGCAAGCACTGTTGATGGATGATGTGTCATACAACTGTCTTTACATGCAACAGCCAGTTGAGAGAGAAGGATTGTTGTTTCCAGAAGAAAAAATTATGCGATACAAGGAGCTTCCAACCTCAAAAATTGAACGTATCACTGCTCAAGCCGATACAAAATCAACAGGTACTGATTTCTTCGTTCTTCCAGTACTTATAAAGTACGAAGGAAAAGATTTGTATTACTGCGTAGACTGCGTGTGCAGCAGTTCTCCCGATTATGAAGCCCAGTACGAAAATTCCGCAAATCTCCTTGTTGACAACAAGGTTGAAGATTGCGAGTTTGAAAGCAATAATGGCGGAGACCGTGTTTCTCTGGAAGTTAATAAACGTGTTCTTAAAAAAGGCTGGATTTGCAACATATCCTTTCGAGCGACTGAAACAAACAAGGAAGCAAGAATATATCAGTGCTCAAACTGGATACTGCAGCACGTTGTCTTTAAAGACAAAAAGCTTTATACACCAAAAGAGCCATATGGTGTAATGATGTCTCTTTTGGCTCAGTATTCCACCAGTGGAAAAAAGCAGCTTGATGATGTACCAGATACATTCGCAAACTTTGCGCTACGCATACAGCGTAGAAAACCAAGACCAACAAGAATCATTAACAGCATCTATTAAGATTGGAGACATGTATGGATACAAAACACTATCTTTCACAAATTAGCGTACTTGATCTTAAAATATCAAACAAGATCTATGAAAAAACACAGTTAAAGAATATGCTTTGTTCGGTTCCAAGTTGTGTAAAAGATGTCAATGTGCAAACTGGATATGCCACAGACAAGACTGCATCTACGATTTGCAAGTTGGTAGATATGGAACGCGAAATTGATTCAATGATTGATTCTTTTGTAGATTTAAAATCTAAAATCATTGTTCAAATGGAGCAGCTTGAGTTCAAGTATTATAATATACTGTTCAAGCGTTACGTTGCACAGCAACAATGGTGCGAAATAGTAGATGAGTTACATTTTACGCAGCGACATGTTTTTAAACTTCACAAAGAAGCATTAAACGAATTTGAGAAAAAGTTTGGGAGTGAATATCTGAACCAATAAAAAATAGCAGGGGAAGCAAAATTCTCCTGCTATTGATGTTTCAGCAACTTTGATTTTCCTGAAATTCCTTTAAATCACTTTTTAACTTGTCCATAATTTTGTCTGTATAGTTGTTATCTTGGCGCTCTGTAAAGTTTTGGAATGCCTGTGTCCCCCTTGCAACCGCCTGTGATTTCTGATTCCCTTCCTGCGGTGGCTTTGATGCTATATCTTCCTGCATGAGTTTTCGCAAATACGAAAAGCGACTACGGATGCGCTTCTGTTCATTCCTGCGTTTAATCTCTGCTGCCTTCTGTGCCATATACTGGTAGTAAGCCTTTTCCAGATCTTCCTTCTGACAGCTAGGCAACTTATGAGTTGGCACTGTTACGAGCAATGTTTGAAGCTCGTCCAATTGTGCCTGTGATAACTTCCATTCTTTCAATGCAGCTTCCCACATCGGGCGATCTGGCTCCCCTTCCTTCGGCACTGGCGCTTCTGGAACTTGCACTTCTAATATAGGTAATGTTTCGACTTCAAATCTTATACCAACTACCGTTCGCCCTTTCTTAATGGGTTCATATGTATACCGACATTCAGTTTTTTCATCCATTTCTTTCTGAACACGTTTCAATATCTTTTGATTGAAAAACTTGTATTCTTTATACAATTCCTCTTTATCACAATCAAGTATTTGCCTTAATTCATCAAGCTGCACTTCCCAACTTTTTCGAAAACGGTTTTGTTCGAGATACGTAAACATGATATAAGTGTAACGGCTTGTGAGTAATGTTATGCAGCGCAGCTTATACCGAAGATATCCGAGGTTTTCAATATTAAAAAAATACTTCATTGCTTTTTGAGAACACTCTAGCTTTACTTGCCACAGACCGTAATCATCTTGCTCTGCCGTTGCTTCTTCAAATAACGTCACCAATCTAAAACCTTGTTTTTCACTATCATCTTGCACTTCTATTACATTTCCCATAAGATGTTTTAATCTTGCCTTGAGGTCTTGATTGTTGATTTTTTTTACTCCTAAAATTTTTTCAAGTTCGCCTTTCTCGAAAACAACCGTTCTCCTGTCTGGCTTGTGACTGTCTATTCGTGATAAATAAGTGTCAAGTATCTTAAATTCTGCAAGCGATAGCTCGGAACGCCACAAGGAAAACAGCGGTAAACTTTTTTGAACAGTAAGTTTGTCTCCATTTCCTAAACTGGTTATTGGCCCAATCTTTTTTCTAGCCATGTGTAAAACCTCTCTTTCTCTACTTTTATGTTTATTATAGCACCATAAGTTACCATTGTAAATATAAAATTGTTACCTTTTTATATTTTATGGAATTTCTTGGTTACTCATGCGGAATTTCTTGGTTACTCATGCGGAATTTCTTG